TTCAGCCGGGGCGATACGACCGGACAGTCATACATTCTGCCGGATGATGGGTACCGCGTTTTGATTCTCACCAAGGCATTGGCCAACATCGTGGCGACCACACCGGCTGCGCTCAACCAGCTATTGCGCAACCTGTTCCCCGGCCGCGGTCGCGCTTTCGTGCGGGACCTTGGTGGGATGGCCATGCAGTTCGTTTTTAACTTCTCGCTCACGCCTGTTGAGTACGCTATTCTGACGCAATCGGGCGTGCTACCGCATCCGGCTGGCGTTTTCTACTCGGTGATCGTGGTGCCGATCGGTAAGCTGTTCGGGTTCCGCTACGGTGATGTGTTGCCGTTCAATCGCGGGCCGTTTAACTCAAGGCCATAATCAATGTCTGGCGCTCCCACACCTCCGGTTCTCCCTGAAGCCTTCGCTGCGCAAGCAGCGCCCGGTTTCATCAACACCATTCCGGACACCACGGTGGACCCGCAGCGGGCGTCCTATGAGCTGGGATTCCCGCCCAACGTCATGACGCCGATACCGTCGGGTGGCAAGCCTATGCTTGGCCCCGACATGAACGGGATTCTGTTCGCCATCTCGTCGCACACGGTGTATCAGCAGACGGGTCAGCCCTACCGCTATAACTCCATGGTGGCCACGGAAATCAGCGGTTATGCTGTGGGCACGATCCTCGGACGCGCGGATGGCACCGGACTTTGGATGAACATCGTTGACGGGAACACGACGGACCCGGATGCGAGCGGTGCAGGCTGGGTGACGATTGCCAGCTATGGCCATCAGCCCGTTGCCACGACCGGCGGTATCGTCACGCTGACGGCGCTGCAGGCATCGCGTTACGTGATCGTCATCAGCGGCGTACTCGCTGCCAATCTTCAGCTCGTGCTTCCGTCGCAGCTTCGTTCATGGCTGATCGTGAACACCACCAGCGGTGCGTTCACCACCACAGTGCGTACTGCAGGCGGTAGCGGCGTGGTCGTGCCTCAAGGTGGGTTTGGCGCGCCGGTCGAAGTCTATGGAGACGGCACGAATCTTTACCCGACAGTTGCCCCGCTGACGATTCCGACAAGTGTGCCCGCCGTCCCCAATACGTACGTCTTGCGAGACAACTTGGGGAACGTCTACGCGGCGCATCTGTTTACAACGACGAACATATCGAATGTGACCCTCAGCGCCGTGTTCGTTGAATCCGGCAGTGACGGTCGCATCCTTAAGACGGACTTGGCCAATCTTGCCGCGCAATTGTTTCTGCAGGGGATTGGAGGCGCAGTCACAGACGGTCAGGTGCCGGAATCAGCCGTCACTCAGTTCACCGCAGCCATTCTTGCGAATGCTGCGCTCACTGGGGCGCCCACGGCGCCTACTCCTTCGGCGGGTGACAACAGCACGCGTGTGGCCACGACGGCGTTTGCCGGCGGAACACTCACCACCAACGCGAATGGTGTCGCATGGCGGTCGCCTATCGGATTCACGATACAGGCGGGTTTCGCACAGTCCGCTGGCGTAAGCACTGTCGTCACGTTCCCGGTTCCTTTCACCACCGCGTTCTATGGTGGCGTTTGTTCGACTGCGAACCGCACAGGGGGTGGATCGAACGGTACGAACTTCGTCAACTCCGGCGGCCTCAGCCAGATGACTTGTCTGTTTGATGTGCAGCAGACTGGCCCCGGCACGGGTCAACACGGCGGATATTGGATAGCGGTGGGCATCTAACATGAGCGGCGTTCCCAATCCTCCGACAGTGATCATCCCGTTTGCGGCAGATGCCGCGGACCCGGCGTTTATCACGCTACCGATTCCGGTGGACTCTCAGATTGGCGTCTTGCCGGGCGCCGCATCGTTCACCGATGGCTTCCCGCCGTTGACGATGCCGAACCCCGGCGACCCTAATTTCGTTCCGCCGTTCGGGCAGGATATGAACGGCGTGCTGTACATGATCAGCGCGTTTTGCGCGATGCTGCAGGCCGGCCAGCTTTGCCAGTTCGACGACAATGCGCAATATGCATGGGGCGGCTACAAGCTCGGGGCGAATCTCGCCAAAGTCGACGGGACCGGTTTCTGGTTCAATGTGGTAGATGGGAATGACACGAACCCGGATACGGGCGGCGCGGGCTGGATTGGTTGGAGCCCGGCCGGTGTTGGTGTCGGCTACGTCTCGGCGGTCCCCCCGGCCGGAACGTCCAATGATTACGACGCGGGCGGCGCGATCACGAAGTCAACGAACACGGTGGACCTGAACCCTACGGGCGGCGATGCCGTGGTGACGGGTTGGATCGTGGGTGCTGATGGCCAGCGCATGGTCGTGACAAACGTGCATGCATCGAATACCGTGACGCTTCCCGTGTTGACCGGTTCCGCTGCGAACAAACAGATGCGCGGCGCGGCGGACATCACGTTGCTCCAAAACTCATCGATTCAGATTCAATACAGCGTAGGTGCAGGTAAATGGCTCGTAATTCCGTGAAGTCTCGCGTTAAGGCGTTTGGTATCGGGCTCATGCTGGCTGTGGCTGGCATTGCCGTTGCGGGCACATTCAACCTGTTCAGCCCCGCAACTGGCGTCCTGAAAGGCAACTCGTCGACCTACGTCACGACTGCCGCGGTGTCGACTGATATCCGCTCCATGTGGACAGGAACGTGTGACAGCTCCACCTACCTGCGTGGTGACGGGCAATGCCAAGCGCCACCCGGAACTGGCGGCGGCACCGTCAACAGCGTTGACTTCACCGCGCCATCGGTTTTCAGCGTGGCGGGCACTCCGATCACCACCAACGGGACAATCGCCGTCACATTCGCGACCGGGCAGACGGCGAACCGTTTCCTAGCCACTCCGGATGGGTCGACGGGCGCTGTCGGCCTCCGCGCCATCGCGGCCGGTGATGTTCCTCCTATCGTTCTAAATTCGACGGCCAACGGTGGCATCACCAATACACTCGCGGTCGCGCACGGCGGCACAGGAGCGACGACCCTTACCAATCACGGCGTGTTGGTGGGTGCGGGCACTTCGGCCGTCAGCGGACTTACGGCGCTTGCAGACGATGAACTGCTCGCGGGCTCTACGGGCGCCAATCCCGGCGCGGTGGCCGTTCCGAATTGCGGCAGCTCCACGGCTGCACTGTCCTACAACACGAGCACTCACGCGTTTGGATGCCAGACGATTAGTGCCGGGACGGGTACCGTTACGAGCGTGGCGGCTACGGTTCCGTCGGTATTCAGCATCAGCGGCTCCCCAATCACGACGAGCGGAACCCTAGGACTCGATTGGGCGACCGGTCAGACGCAGAACCGTGTGCTCGCCAGCCCCAATGGCTCCAGCGGTCAGGTGTCGCTGCGCGCGTTGGTCGGCGCAGACATCCCCCAAATTTCGCTGGCCACCAGCGGCAACGGTGGCGTGACGGGTAATCTGCCCGTGGCCAACCTGAACGGCGGAAGCGGCGCGAGCAGCACGACGTACTGGGCGGGCGATGCGACTTGGAAGACGACACCGGTCGGCGCTAATCCTACGGCAAGCGCCGGTCTGACTGCGGTCAATGGCTCCGCCTCCACGTTCATGCGGAGCGACGCGGCACCGGCCATCGATCAAACCATCTCGCCCACCATGACGGGCGCATGGACGTTCTCGCAAACGGTCAACGGCCTTCAGACTCTCAGCGTGACGAATCCCAGCTCAGGTACCGCTGCTATCGCCCGCGTCGGACTTGGAGTAAACGCGAGCAGCGGTCCCATTCTTGGGACGACGGGAACAAACTTTTCAGGGTCAGCATTTGCGGATTCGGGCGTCACAGGTAACGCGGCGTTCCTCTATACCACCACGACGGGCGTCCCCGGCTTCGTGGCTGCGCCGCTCATCTTTGCCTACGGTGACATGACGCGGGTCGTGATCGGTCCGTCTGCGCTGCCTACCTATCCGCCGTTCAAATTCCTGAATAAGGCTGAAGCCTTTCAGATGTGGAGCACGGACACCGTTGGTGATACGTGGCAAGGATGGTACGACTCAAACGGTGTTCGTAAGGGGTATTTCGGTTTTGACTCCACGTCGAACGACAATATCCGTTTGACCAATGAAGAGACGGGTAGTATTTCGCTCAACACGACGGTTGGTGCATTTACGCTGGCTAACGCCGGAAATATCACGGTTGGTGCGCCTAGTGCGGGAGATACCATCACGATCGACGGCCACTCTGGTGACTACGGCCTAGTGGTGGCAAACACGAGTGGAATTTCGCGCACGTTGGTGTCGAGTTCCGGAAACCACACTGGTTACTACGCTAGTCCCGCTAGTGGCTCGGTGAATTTCTTTGGGACGATCACCAACACTGATCAATACTTTCTGACTAACGCCACTACCAAGATGATTTTGAAGGCGGACGGCGGACTTCTCGTCGGTTCTCCAAGTGGTGGAAGTGCTGGCGCGGGCTCGGTAAATGCAGAGCTGCTCTACAATAACGGCTCCCGAGTTCCGAAGCTTGCAGCCGCCTCTTTGATCAACAATGGGACTTGCTCCATTAGTTCGTCATACGATGCACCGAACGTTTCTTCGTGTTCTCGCAGCAGCGTTGGCTTGGTATCGGTCACTTTGGCGTGGAGCGCGACTGCTCGTCCGTCATGCACTGTCTCGCCATTTATCACTGCGGCTAATGGCACCGCACTGATTCAAGCGGGCTCTGCAGCGAACAACATCTTAGTTCACACTTACAACGCGGCCGGTTCGTTGGCCGACATTGATTTCACGATCACTTGCATGGGGATTTGACGGTGCCGTCATGGACGAAGTGTCTCAATCGATAGGCCAGCTACAAGGCCGCATGGATTCACACGAAGCGCGAACAGCTCGCATCGAAGCGAAGTTGGACGCGCAGGATGCGAAGCTAGACCAATTGCTGGAGGGGCAAGCTCGTCAGCGAGGCGGTCGCCGGATGTTGGGGCTCATCACCACAGGCGGCGCCTCGGTGATCGGAGCGGCCGCCGCGATGTTCGTGCAATGGATCACTTCAACGCGGCCTTGAACGCTTCGCGGAATTTGGCACGCTGAGCTAGCCCGATTTCCCCACCGTTGACTAGACGGGTGATCGAAACGAAGTCGGCATAATCGTCATCCATTGGTGTATCGATCGCCCACGCGGTGAGCTGCGGATGCGACGCCCAAAAGTACGCCGTGGCTATGGCCGCCGTGGCTTTCGTGCAGAGCTTATCCGGACAGCGCAGAACATCCGGATCATTGATCGCTTTCGCTAGTCGCGCGTAGTTGTCGTGACCGGTGATGCCGCCTGCGCGACCGCGGAAGTTCCAGCCATCTCCGCTACCTTCGGGACGGTTTCCCATTCGACCGCCATAGACGTGCTCCGCCAAAGCATGTGGCTTTCCTGCGTAAGGCGTCGCTTCTCCGACGGATCGAAAACGAGTGGGCCAGACTGCAACCAGACGTTCGGGGGAGTAGGCAAGGCATTCCTCCAGACGATTGAAACTCTGCGTCTCGTGTGCGAACTGTGCGAGGAATTCTCCCAGCACGTTGACGTCGTCGGCAATGCCGTACAGAAGTGTCGCCGTGTTGATCGCTTCCACCCAACCGGCCGGGTCTCGACATTGGGGCGCCGCTTGACGAAGCTGCTCTGCAGTGATGATATGCAAGATTCAACCTTTAGGAGTATTGCCCGTGGAAAGTGTACAGAAATTCGGTGCGCACGTCCTGTCCTATGCTATGTCGGGTCTCGCTTTCGTAGCCGGTATCGATCCGAGCTTGCTGGCTGCGCATCCCAAAGCTGCAGCCGCAGTGGGCGCCGCTGGATTGATCCTCACCGCGATTCACAACGTGCAGACCGCAGGCGCGCCGAAGCCCGGCACGGTAACGACGATCGCCAAAGCGTTGCTGCCGGTGGCGCTGGGCGTGATGTTCGCGGCGTCGCTCGTCGCGTGTAAAACTGCCCCGACCGTCAAAGAACAATCGGTGGTTGCGGTGTCGGTGAACATTGCCGCCGGCCGCGCGATTCAGCAGAACGATAGCGACCCGGCCGTGTGGAAGACGCGCGCCGCCAGCTACAAGTCGATCGCCCTGCGCATCCAGACGGTGAATGACGCGAGCACGGCCACGATCGCCACCTTGGGCGCGGAGCTGCAACCGCTCATCGCGAAGCTGGGGCCGGCTGATCAGCTCGCCGCCCGATCGCTCATCGCCGCAGTGACGCCCTATTTGCAGGAACAGGCTGACGCCAATGCAGACGTGGCGAACGTGCGCGAGCGCGTGTCGTACATCCTCGCGACGTTCATCACCGCATGCGAAGCCTACGGCGGCTAGACCATGTTCTACACGCGGCTCCAACTGGAAGCGAGCGACGCTGCGGACGAGTGGGTCGTTATGGCGCCACTCGTTTGGCATGATGCGCGCTTTGGGTGGCTGGCGGTTCCCGAGGGAACTACGACGGACCTTGCCAGCATCCCTCGCCGGTTCCGAGATTGGCGCGTGTTCGACCCCAATGGACCGTCGCGACGTCCTGCCGTGATGCACGATTGGCTCTATGCCGATGGGACGCATGGTAAAGACTTCGCAGACGAGTTCCTGCGCGATGCGCTCAAGGTCGAGGGAATCAGCCCGGCGGGCGCAGCGGCGTATTACTACGCCGTGCGCTGGTTTGGTGGGCCGGCGTGGCGCGGCCATCGAGTCAATAGCCGCGGACCCTAGCCGAGTTCGCCCGGAGCCACTTCGCTGGCCGACCGCGGTTGACGCGTCCACCTCGGGAGGGACCGAACACGGGGCGATCGATCCGCAACCGCGGCGCAACCGCGGTGGGGGCTTTCAGGTCGATTTTGCTGGCGCTCGTCAAACCGAACGCGGCAGCAAGTCGGGCAAGGATACCGGGGCTATGCGTGGGCAGGAACATTGGGAACCTCCGAAGCCGCCGCGGAACGCACGATGCGTGCCTTGGTCGGACGGCTGAAAAAACCGAATTTCTCATCTTTGTCGCTACGCTGAACGCGCGCCGAGAAGCTTACCGTTGACCCCTTGATGCTGCTGCCATCGGCAGCGAGGATGATGTTCGGAGCGGTGCCCCACAACTTGTAGCCCGCCGTGTGCTGCACGAGCATCTTGGTGACCGTGCCGTAGGGGCTTTCCTCAGTCCGCGTGGACAGCACCGTACCCGTGATTTCTACGCGCTCCGCCGTGACCGGGACTGGCGCCGCGTCAGCCATTTCCGCCGCACGTTTCGCCGCGATGGCAGCACGCCCGTCGATCTTGGCGAGCAGCGTCACGATGAAACTCGTTTGTCCACCGCTGATCGAGCCATACTTGATCAGTTTTCGAATGATGTCGAGGATGGTTTTTTCTTCGTACGGGAGTGAATCCCAACCCTTGGCGACCGCGTCAGCTTCGCCCTTGGCATACACGTCCCAAGCCGTGTTCAGCCCCGCATCGGTCAGAATCCGTTGCGCCTTGGCCTTGCCCGCTGCGACTTCCAGTCCGGCTCTGACGCGCTTCCGGAAATCCGCGAATAGGCGCGCGTCGCCCATGTCCATCTTCCCGGCGCAGTCCATGCCCGTGCTGATGTACGTGTTGCTGGGGACGTGGTGGAACTTCGCGATGTAGGAAGCGCGGGCGCCGCAGATGTGGCATGAGCCGCTGTTGAAGTGTTCAGCGAACTTGCCACCCGTACGCTTCATGTGCTCGGCAAACATCTTGCGTTCGCCGGCAAACTCCATGGCCGCGAGTCCGCCACCGAGATAGTCGCAAGCGACGAAAAAATAATCGTCAGGATTGATCGCGCTGGGCCGGTGTGCGTCTGAGCGTTTCATCGTGGTACCCCCGTACCGTTCTGAAGTGCGGCCAGTGTACGCTGATTGACGGCGCCGTCAAGTGATGCGCGTCTCAGTCCTCCCATTTACCATATCGATACGCCTCCCACGCTTCGGGGACCTTGATGGGCCACGGGCGGCCATCCGGCGTGCGCGCCCAATCCGCTAGTGACCCCCGAACAATGCTGGTGTACTCCGCGGTGGAGAACTCAGGGCGGTCTGGCACCTCCGCGACCTGTTCATCGTGGGTGTGCATCACGATCGGGTACGGCCGGGGCTCATGTGTATCGAGCGCCAGAAGCGCGTCAGCCTGTATCTCGCGAGAAACGAACGCAACGGTGTTCTGCGTGAGCACGCCGCCGTACAGCTTCATGCGTTGCCAGCCGGGGCGTCCCTTGGTCGCGTTACTATTCCACCCCTCGTAGGTTAGCTCCAGCTCCCACGGGCACGCGTAATCGCGACGTGACGTCTCAAGGCGCGGGGCGTGATACTGGAGAAACCCGCCCGACGGCGGCTGGCAATAGAGCGTGTCCTCGTACATCTGGAAAGCGATACCGCGATATCCGAAACACTCGCCCGGTGAGAGCACCGCGGATATCGCAGCACCCTCAAGCCCGTACAGTTCTGGCCGTTCACCATGTCGGAATTTATCCCGTGTTTGACCGCCCCACAGTTCCACTGTGTTGGGGATTCGGTCGCGTGTCTTCAAAATGAGGCTTTTGATAAAGGCATCGTCGCCTAGCTTATCGGCGCCGAATCGTTTCCACCCTCCAATCCACGCCCCAAAGCCCGACGCGAGAGTGGGAATTTTCCCGAAACCCTGTCGGTCTTCGTGATGCTTTTTGTGCTGCGCTCGATAGTCAATGTAGAACTGGAGCGGCTTACCAGTGAGCTGTGACGCTGTTGCCTCGTAGATCATGCCATGAGTGCGGAAGACGTCGAGCTGCCATTCTTCCCCGGCGAGTGCCGCGGTTGCCACCGCTTGGATCGCGGTAAAGTCCGCCGATATCAGCTTGTGCCCCGGCTTCGCCACGATCATCGAACGGAGGCAATTGGCCACCGCTTCCAACGCGTCACCGTAGGCGGCTTCCACGGTTGCCAAATTGCGGGTCGCTATGAGCTGCAGCGCCAGCTCTACTTGATCCGGATTGGAGAACGCCCCCTTGTAGAGGTTCGCCGGTTGTACAGCGCGAGCGTTCCACAGCTTCGTGTGCGCCCCGCAGAAGATATACTGATCGTGTAGACGTCCCAGCGGGGTTGAATGCGATCGAAACGCGTACAACTTGCGGACGCTGCCAAATGCGAGCAGTTGTCGGATACGCAGTGCGCGAAGTACGGCCGGCGGATACGAACGGGTCAACGCTTCTGTAACCGTTTCTTCGTCAAGCTCATGAAGGTGGACGCCTTGCGCCGCCATCCACTTCAGCATCTTGGCTACTTCAGTGCTGTTCTCCACGGCGCCGTGGGTCCGCTCGCGCAGTTCCGCGTTGTACTTCTCGTACGCCTGTTCAACGATCGCAATGCAGTTCTCGATGTCGTACAACGACACCTGCATTCCACGCGCGTTGCATCGAAAGTCGAAGCGCCACACTTCTAGCTCACGCGGCGTCAGGTCGGGAATGCGTGTGCTCGCTTCAGCTTCAGTCGCTATGTCCTGTTCGTTATAGGCATAGAGTTTCTGGAAATCTTCATTCGCGGTGAATGGAGTCCATTGGAGCTGCTGATTACCCTTCGTGGGCTTCTTGGGAACCGTCAGTTTCCTGATGAGTCGATCACCATCCGGGTCTTTGCGGTTGACTAGTTTTAGGACCTTGGCGGCATCGTCAAGACCGCCGGGGTACCCCGAGGCGCGACTCTTAGCCATGCAACAGCGGAGTTGTTCGAGGCGGAGAGATGGCCAGCCGAACACGGGGACACAATAGAACTCCCACACCGTCCACTCAAACATCACGTTCCACGCTTCGATGATGCCGCCGCGTGCGATGTAGTCCAGTAGGTCTTGGGGTGGCGAGTCAGCCAATCCGCTAAACGAACCCGCGGCAGAACGCCAGCGACGACGGCCGCGACCGTCTTTCAAGTCGTATGCGAGACATAGCGGTGTGAATGAGGCATCTTGAACGTAGTTGCGGGAGCCTACCGCTTTGATGCCGCGGTTTGATGCGCTCAGGCCGGGGAGAGATTCCCACTGTACGCCATTCCAAACGTAGCCGGCCGCGCTAAACGTTTCAAAGTCGAACTCAGCGTAGATCGTCGCGGAGGAAATCCCTACCGCGACCTGATCGAGATAGCGTAGATCGAGAAACGATGTCTGTCCTGCGGCCCACGCGTTCCAGTTGGGGGTTTGCAGGATCACAATGCGTACAGAGCCGTCCAACGATCGCGATTTAGCGTCGGTTGCACGGTGAGGACATTTCCCTCGGGGTTGATCCATGCAATCGGTATCGGGGGGTTAAGCATCACGCTGCATCCCACGCGTCGACTCACCATATTGAACTTCTGCATTGTGGCTGCGCCAAGATCGACGCCCGCGCGATATGCTAGCAAGTCCAGATAGGTTTGCGCATCGGCGAACTCGTGCTCTAAGGCAGTCTGTGCTTTGTGAATTTCAGCGCTGCTGAAGTCGCCCCGCTTCATCTTTTTCATGATGTTGCAGGCTTCTCCCAGCTCGCCCACGAACGCCATCACCCATTCGCCGATGGACCAATCGGAGCCGTCGGGCATCGAGTGGGCTACTTCGCCTTGGGCATTCTTGAACAACGGAAGCCGCGCGAGATTCGCGGCGCGGAGTGCATTGAACGTCAACATGATCTTCTCCTAGCCCATCTCCCCTGCGCCGCTTTCTGCCGAATAAACGGCCGTCGTACTCAGCGGCGCAGGGGCGGGACTCTGGAGGTGGGTTGATGGCTCGAACATCACGCAGGGTATTACCCCATTACGCCGCGCCTTTTGATTCACCGCGTCCCCACCGTTGTTGGTAGCCCATCTCCCCACAATGTCCGTCTGCTTTCGGGCGTCCCCGCTCATTGGCAGACATTGTGGGGCGGGACTCGTTTAAACGATCAACCCATGCTGGCGCGCCAGCACCTCAGTCCAGCCAGCCGCCGTGAGCTGCGCCCAAGTGGCGCCTCCCGCCTTGGCCGTCACCTGCGGCCCCGCAGGCGGCGCGACAGGAACCGGCGGCATTGGCACCGGGAGATTCACGGGCGGCTGGAGGATCGCCGCATGCGGCTGTACGGCCGTCTGAGGCAACACCACCGCAGTCGGAAGCGCCGGGAGGGTCGGATTCGGCGGAATGACACCCACCGGCGGCAGGGGAGCCGCAGGCAGGCCGCCACCAACCGGCGTCGTGCTCAGCCCCGTGGGCAACGGACCTTGGCCGAAACCTGCGGACCCGACATCCGGACCGCGAACGATGCGACCCTCGGGGTGATAGCCCGCGAGCGCCACCATGCCGTGGTTGACGTACACGCCCGGCTTCTGCGCATCGCCGTTGCTATCGACGGACCCGGCGACCTGCACGTAATCTCCGCATTGAATTTCCTTGGGGTCGAGCGGCGGGGGATTGCCGCCCATCTTCGGATTCCACTGCCGCGTGTCGTACGTGGGCGGCGCGAACTGGGACTTGAACCACACAATCCAGCAACCGCGCCACTCCGGCGTATCGCACGGGCGGCTCGGGGGAACTGCAGTGTTGTACTCGGTGCTATCGCCGTCCGTCACCTTGAAAGACAGCTTGTAGCCCGGCTTGACACGGCCATCTGCTTCGAACGCGGACGGGAACCCACCGCGCGCAACAGCGTAGATGACGCCGCCCCAATCGGTCTGGAAGAAAGCCTGTGTGCCTTTCTTCTCGTACGCGACGCCGAAAGAGACTTCACTGCGCGGCTGGCCGTCTTTGGTGGTGAGCGGCTTGCCTTTGGCGTCCTTGGCGCGCAGCTCGTAAACGCTGCCACTGATGAGACGTCCGACCGGGAAAGTAACGTTCTGTCGAAGAGGGGTAGACATGAATCACTCGCTATGAGTTGAGGGGTTGGAAGTTTGTGACGCCGCCGTCAACTTGTCAATGGTCTGATAGTAAATCCAACTAGCACCACGACTAGAACTTTGTTGGACAAACCAACGCGGCAACGGTCCGGAGAATAAAGCGTCCCATGGCGCAGAGATACGAAGAAGTCCGCGCCAAATGATTGGGCCAGCTCCTAGCACGATGTGCCTCCGAACGCCTTGCGCGCATCAGTGCCATCATCGGGCACCAGCTTCATCGCGCCGGGACCGCGAGTGGCGTACTGATCGATAACCGCTTTATCCAGCCCGGCGTTGATCGCCTGCGTTGGCGTAACGCAGGCCGCGTGAACCGTGGGCGGCTTGCGCATGGTGCGACCAATGACGGCGCCGAGGCCGTCGATTTCCTCCACGGTGACGTCTTTGTTCCACGCCAGCTTGGACGACGCGCTATCCATCTTCCAGCCGGGGATGAGCTTACCGGAGCGAATCAATTGCTCTGCCTGCGCCGCCTCGCCTGTGATGCGCGCCTCTAGAATCTTTTCTGCGGCACGTAGAATCGTCAGTGACGTACCGATCGCTGCCGGGTCCATTGCGTTGCGTTCTGCGCGGCCCACGAACTCCACGATGTGAGATGCCGCGACTCCCAGCGTCTTGCAATGGAAGCGAGCTGGACAATGCAGGCAGTGCGGGCCGGTCTTGGTGGGCGGGGCACCTCGATTGATCAGCTCACCCCCGAGTTCCGGGGGCGGAAGCGCGCGCACGGCTTGCGAGTGCATGCGATTGAAGAAGGGGCGCAAGTCACCGACCGTAGGAAATGATCCGTCCGCTTCCTTCCACGTTCGCACCACGCCGTCTTTGTGCCACGCGCGAGGCTGCACGATTGTCATTTCCACGCGCACATCGGGCTGCGTCAACAGGTCCAACATCTCCAGCACCGAGCAGACGTAGCCGAGAAGCTGCCAATTCGGGAACACTTCAATCAGGTCGAAGCCGTATTTGTAATCAGCAACGCGCAGGATTCCCTCAATGCCATCCCACCGATAATAATCGGGCTCTCCCCATGCGTCGGTGGGGTGTATGAAACTCGATACAACCGGAATGCCAGAGACGCCACCATACCCAACATTCGCCGCCCACAGCTTTGCGCCATGGATCATGTCGTAGTCAACCCGCCATCCGGGGACGGGCGTGGGCGAGCCATAAGCAACTTCGTTGCCCGCTGCGTACTGCTTCGCCACCCAGTCCGCGGCGTTACCCTCCAACGTCTCGTCGGTGTCAGCCTCGGGCGGTAACCCCTCAGAGAGTTCAATCGTACCGGGGCATTCGACCCAGCGATCCGCGCTGGAGAAGGCAAGGCGCGCGTGGTTGCCGCTCATCCCTGAGACTCCCGTTCTTTGAGCCATAGCACAAAATCGTGCATCACCCAAGTGACATCGTCGAAATCTCTCGGAAGTTCACGCTTGCGAACACGTTCGCCAAGAAATTCGTCGCAATCCTCCATCAACTTTGGATTGAGGGTGATCATAGACCGCGTTCCTCAAGCTCGTGAGCCATTAACAGGATGGCCACCACAACGAACGTCATTACCGCAGCAAACACGAACAGAAACGTAGAAGCCTTCATAGACAAGGTCCTGTGTGGTTGCATTCTTCTCCGACTCGATGGTGTTGCCGGTATTTGCAGCTCCATCCAACGGGCATTTCGGTTGGAGCTTGCTGAAACGGATTGTGCAATTCGCGCTCCGCAGCCTCGAATGGCGCGGCATTGGCGTGCTGCATCTCGATGCGCTCGCGCACCACCGTGACAAGCTCGTCGAGCGAATTCACACCGACACCAAGCAGCTCATCCAGCTCCTTGACTCGCTTGTCATACGCATCGAGACGTTCGATCAGGAACCGACGATGCGTATATACCTCGGGCATGAACTGGAGGCTTTCTCCTGCGAGCGCATCCGTTTCGCAAATGTCGGCGAAAGTTTGGTTAGTCACTTCTGAAGCCCTCGCTGCCGCAAATACTGTTCGCCCAAGGTGGGCGCGTACTCTACAGCTTCCACGGTCACGTACGCGAGATGAAAGCCGCCAAGATCGCGCCACTGTCCGGTGTCCGGAGTGAGTTGCACGAACTGACGGCCATCGGGGAAGATAATGGGCGTCATATGATTTCTCACGGCAGCGCCACGTAAAAGATCGTTGCCGCGCACATGCCCAGCATGAACCCGACGACCATTCCGCAAACGAAGTCAATGTAGACCCGTTGCGACTTCGTGATTTCTTGAGAGCGCGTCACGGCCGTGCTCCAATTCGCGCCAACTTATAGTTGCTCAGGCGACCCTTGAGAGCGGCGTCCGGAGTCGGCCAGCCCCGTCGCGACGGAGAACTTTGATACGCGGGAATGAATCGCCAGCCGTCGACCGCCTTGTACACCGTACCGGCTTGGAGCCACGCGTTCCGACGCTCGATCATGACGAGATAAACGGTCGGCTCTTGTTCGGCGGCGCTGATTTCTTGTCCGGGGCTCATGCGCACATCTCACAGAAACAGCCAGCGTCTCGCCCCTCTTCTTCAAAATCGGAGATGGAGCGCTCATGCGCTTCGATGTCCGCTTGAAGACGTTCTTCGTACATCTCCAGCTCGCGGCGTTCCAACTCTTCTTGAACCATCAAGTTAGGGTCTAGCATGGTACCCCCGTACCGTTGAAAGTGGCGCCATCGTCCTACTCTTTGACGGCGCCGTCAAGTGACTTCCGTCACACTCCCAGCAACTTCGCCACCTCTTCCACCTTCGCAGCGTGGGCGGGCTGAGCCAACGCCGTGATGCTATCGAGGCCCACCGTCTTGCAGCCTTCCATCACCTTGGGATGCGTGAGCGTGCCGGCCGCCAGTGCTTTGTTGATGCGCGTCATGAGCCCGCGGAAATCGAGCGTTGGGGCGCCAGCGGGAGGCAGTACGACCGGCTGCGCGGCGTTGGGCAACCCCACGGCAGGGATAGGGGGCACGGGCACCGTTGCGGCAACTGGGGGAATCACCAATTGTGGTACCGATTCCACGCCGGAAGGAGCAACCGGCGGAAGCGGCACCGTTACTGCCGCTTGCGGGACTTGCGGGGGCGGTAAGGGAACCACGATAGGTGCATTGGCTGGTACGGGGGGAAGCGGCACCGAAGGCGTGAATGCGGCACCACGCAGTTCGGCAAGTACTGCCGTCTTGAGCGACTCATCAAGGTTCCGACGGAAGCGCCACGTACCATCCGCGTTGCGCTTATGCGTGTCGCTATGAATGCGCGCGTCCCATAGAAGGCCGCTCGCGTCGCGTTCAACAGTTGCGGCCGATGACGCAATGGGGGGCGCGTCCGCAGTCGGGTTCACCACAACCGGCGCAGTGGAATCGATAACAGGCAAGGCAGCCGCCGGCACCATCGGGAGCGCAAGGGGCGCTATCGTTGAGGCAATCGGGGTTGTCGACGGCGGGGGAAAAGGGAGTACATCCGCCGTTTGAGCGCCGAAACGGCCAAACGCTTGAGCTGGAGTGAGTGAAGGCTGATCATACGCAGCACCCATGACTTCGGCAGAAATCGGCGGTTTCAGCGCGAAGCCGGTACGTTCCAATTCCGCAGCGAAGGCCGGCGTAGGTTCGCAACGCGCATCAACGATTTCTTGGAGCATGCGAATGGCGGCGCGTATCTCCGCAACGGGAGATTCGACAGTATCAATCATGAGTTGCATCGATAGAACCCTGCGTGGTTGTGAGTTGCGAAACGATACGCTAGCATGACGACGTCGTCAACTTGTTCCCTAACACGATGCTGCGCGATTACCAGCTTGAGCTGAAAAACAAAATCTATGCCGCGTGGCATGGCGGAGCCCGCAACGTAATGGCAACCATGGCGACTGGCGGGGGCAAGTCCGTTGTAATCGGCTCGATTCTACAAGATTTCAATTGTCCATCGGTGGTGATGGCTCACCGCTCCGAGCTGGTTAGCCAACTCGCGCTCACGCTCAATCGAGAAAACGTTCCCCATGGGGTGATCGCCCCGAAGAAGATTATTCAGCAGATTATTGCGTTGGAAGTCGATACGCATGGGCGCAGTTTCTACAGTGCGCGAGCGCCGATACGGGTCGCGTCTGCCCATACGCTGGCGCGACGGGATGCAAAGGATCGCTGGTACAGTCAGGTCGCTCTGGCTGTAGTTGACGAGGGGCACCACGTCATCAAGGAAAGCGTATGGGATCGCGCGATGCAGTTGTTTCCCAGTGCTCGCGGATTGTTGAAGACGGCGCACGCGGTACGCGCGGACGGCGCCGGACTCGGGCGCGACGCCGATGGGGTTGTCGACGCGCTGGTAGTGGGCCCGTGGGGCCGGGACCTGATCGACCGGGGCTATCTCTGCGACTTCACCGTCAAGGTGCCCCCGACGGATATCGACATTTCCGAAGTGGAGGTGGGGCCATCGGGCGAGTTCGTGTACGAACAGCTTCGCGCCAAGATTCACGCGTCACGCGCGATCGTGGGCAGCATCGTCAAGCAATATCTGAAATTCGCCGAAGGTAAGCTGGGGTTGACGTTCGCCGTCGATATCGAAGAGGCCAACAAAATTCGTGCGGAGTATTTGAACCATGATGTCCCTGCAGAAATCATCACCGCAGATACGCCTATCCCGGTTCGTGCCGCGATCATGCGCCGATTCCGCGCGCGCCAGCTCCTGCAACTCGTCAGTGTTGACGTGTTGTCCGAAGGCGTCGACGTCCCCGCGGTGGAAGTTGTGAGTCTTGGCCGCCCCACGATGTCATGGCAGCTCTACTGTCAACAAGTAGGCCGTGCATTACGACCGATGATCGAAGACACGCTTTCATTGCCTGATGGTGGCGGCATCGTGAACGTCTGGCGTAAATGGGACCAACTTACGGATGAACAGCGACGCCGGACTATCAGTTTGAGTGGTAAACCCCGTGCCTTGATCATTGACCACGTCGACAATGTGCGCCGCCATTATCTCAGCGGCCGGGGCATGTTTGATAGTCCGCAGACCTACACGTTGGAGCGGCGCGAGCGGAAATCCAAGAAGCCGTCGGACGTCATCCCTCAGCGAGCATGTCTCAACGAGGATTGTTTCCAGATGTACGACGCGTATCTGCTCGCGTGCCCCTATTGCGGAACACCGAAGCCTGCGCCGGGTCGTCGCGCTACGCCGGACCAAGTAGAGGGGGACCTGTTAGAGCTGGATGTGAGCGCGTTACGTGCGTTGGCCGGTGAGCTGGCCCGCGTAGACGGCGTCGCCTACGCTCCGAAAGAAGCGAGTGCGGTTGCTATCGCGTCGCTCAAAAAGAATCATCTGATGCGGCAGATTGGCCAATCCACGTTGCGCCCGATGATCGCGCTATGGGCCGGCTGGAAGAAGCAGAGCGGCTTACATGACCGGGAGATTCAACGGCTGTTCTGGCACACCTTCGGCGTGGATGTCATGACCGCACAGACATTAGGCTCTAAGGATGCCATCGAGCTTGAGGCCCGCATCGAGAAGCAACTTGGAGATGCAAATGTTGTCGCTGCGTGAATGGGCCGCACGCTGGGAAATCCCCGATGCAGCATTGCGTGAGTTGGCGGGCATCCCCGCATTCGATCCTATCGAAGCACCTCGCCCTATGACGTCTGAGGCAGCGGTGTCGATTGCCGTGCGAGCTGAAGCGGCGCGCGCAGGTTGGCATCTATGGCGTAACAACCGCGGGGCGATGAAAGACAAGACGGGCCGCGTCGTGCGCTACGGATTGGCCAACGATTCCAAGCCGCTGGGCGACAAACTCAAGAGCGGCGATCTATTCGGCTGGCGATCGCGCTTGATTAAGTCTGACGATGTCGGCAAACTGATCGCTCAAGTAGTCAACCGTGAAGTGAAAGCCGTTGACTGGAAATACACCGGAACTGAACTGGAAGAAGCGCAGCTTCGTTGGCACGCGATGATACTCGCGGCAGGCGGCGACTCAGCCATAGTGAACTCATTAGGATCAATCAAGTGAAAGAGAAGCTTCTCAGCACGGCGATGCAGCTCGCGAACCTCCATGGGTTCAGCAACGTCACGCGTGATGGTATCGCCAACAAGGCCGAGGTGGCCTGCGGGCTCGTGACGTACTACTTCAAAGGTATGAACAAGATGCGTGCCGCGATGGTAGAGCGCGCGATCGAGACGGAAAATCTGAAGGTGCTCGGGCAGGCCATTGCAGCTCGCCATCCGCTCGCGTTGAATGCGCCGGAAGCGCTCCGCGTCCGTGCGGTGCGCTCACTGTCTTAGAAGAAAATCAACGCTGCGGCTATCCAGATAGCCAGTCCGATGATCACTGCCAGCGCGACCCCGGTGCTTGTATCCATGTCGTTTCGCATGTGAAAACCCCGCCTATTGAGACGGGGTTCACGTTACGCCGGATTGACGGAGCTGTCAACAGGTCCGGATGCGCTCCACATCCATGCGAAGGATGTGGCGGCAGACCCATCCCTTCCACGGGAGAACCATGTCGACGATGAGCCGCTTCCCCCGCCGAATGGCAGCGTAGCGGAACTCTACGGCCTTCTCCATAGTGAGGCTATCCACCGTGGATGTCATTAGAGCTGCGCCTCGAATAAATCGTAGGCGTTTCATTATCCGCGACGACGTAGATGTAGATAGCCCCGGAGATGACGGGAAGCCCGGCCCCTTCGCCAATTTGATAGCCCTTGCGTGTCACTTGCCGTTCCCCCGTGTGCCGCGTCCGCGTCGAACCGAAGGGTCATAGGGGTCCGCGGATCGATCGACCATGACCGCCGTCAGCGGTTGGTCCTTTCCGTTGAGCCAGTCGCAGACCTGCCGCGCCTCGACTGGCCAGTAACCCGGCCGCGCCCACCACTTCCCAGTCTGCGAGTCGTGGATGTGAGCGGGGATTCTGTCGCCCCCGCTGGCGTGGTATCTGTTGCTCATGCGTGTATCCAATCGGGTCGCACATGGACCCTCCAGTTGTTTCCTTCCAAATCGACGCCCCAATACTCCGTAACATCGGGGGTTTCCACGGTGCCTTCGCATTCAGCGAATAACACACGGCCGTAAGCTTGATACTCGTCCCCATCTTTGGCGTTGAACGTAACGATTTCGTTTAGCTCGATGCTGCGCGCTATGGCGCATGCGATATCGAAATGAATGCCTAACCCGTTCATGGGGCGAACTCCAACGGGGCCAGCTCGACGATCGCGGCATTGCTCGCCATATGCATAAGCAATGGCTGAGTCTGTTTGAACGCGAATCGATTGAGCGCGTACGTCGCCATCACGGCGTAACGGACATCATCGCGAATTGTCTCTTCGTTGCGGTCGGTGCGGTTGCTGAACATGTGCCTTACTCCATCCAGTCAGTGATTACGATGGAGGCTATCTTATTTGACGGCCCCGTCAAGTTCAGTGATCAGCGTCACAGTTCCGCCATTCATGCTCGCGAACTTCTGAGCCCCCACAAACGTCTCCCACATGTGGATGCGGCCATTGGACGGTTTAACGCCCGCAGATATCCAACCAGTACAACCTGATGCGTCGTCTTGATATGCCACCTTCCCATCACGGCGAACGACTACGTACTTGGTCATAGCGGGTTCAGCCCCAGCGTAACGCGGTCCAACATTTTGTAGTATAGCCGAGACGCCGGCAGCGGCCGCGTGACTGCCTCACAGTAGAACCGCGAGAACGGAGGACTGCACGATGGTTCCTGACGGGGATACACCTTGAGTTGCGCCATGCGCCAAAGACGGCGACCTAGGCCGAGCATGACGGTGATTCCACTGGCCAGCCTGATTGAAGCGGGGATGCGCGGCGCCCCATGTCGGTGAGGTTCGCCGCAGCTCGCCCACCGCTATAATATTGGCATTCGACAATACCATGCTCCTGCAGCGTTTTGACCGCGCGGCCCACAGGAATGTTGTCTCCATGATGCGGAAATATCCAGACCCAGCGACCTGAGATGCAGGTAGCACCGGGCACCTTGGCGTATTTCTGTTGCATGGCGGCCCAAAGTTCTCTCGCGTTCATCAATCAACCCTCCGGGTAAAGCGGACAATGGATATCGACCCAACTCCGGGCGGAGTCCCAACGTTTCGCGGGCTTTAGAAGTTCGCGAGCGGCCCGCCATGTGGCTTTCAACTCTGCGACCTGTGTAACCACCTCCCGCACCATCTCGGCCGGCAGACCCAGCGCCACAGCTTTACGCAGAGCGTGGCGGCGGCGGACATAGCTCCGAGCGGTCGCGCGCTTCTGCAAGGCTAGGTCGGTCAGGTGTTCGGTGTTCATGGTGCGATATTACCGGATTGTCGGTGGCGTCAAATGAACTGGTTCACAGATAACGAACGCCCCGGCCCTCATTCGGGCTGCCTTACGCGTTGCGGAGGATAGCCAACGCTTCGGACCGGGGCATCCGCGGGGGTTCAGTCATTTGCTCCGGGGGAACAAACTGCACACGAGTCGCCGTTTCCGCAGCCGCAGCGGACTACGCGATACGGGCCAGTCTTGATAGCCTTAAAATCAATGGCTGTCACCTTGAGCGCGCCATCCAATCGTGCAGCTCGAACCGTGTGGGCGTGGCGAGCCACATACTCTCGCTGCCCGTGGAATCCGCCTTCGGCGATCACTTCCAGAAGTTGGATCGTGTCGTCGAGATACGGGCCGATCGCCAATAGCTTGGCACGAATGTCTTCCGTTCCGCGGAACGCAGCGTCCCGAGGGTCCAAACGAGCGCGCAGCACCTCTAGGGCGTCGCGCTGATATTGCATCAATTTGCTCATGCTTCACTCTCCCGGCGGGCCGCGAGCGCCCGCCATTGCTCGTATCGGTTACCGGAGCAGTCCGGCTTTCTTCAGTTCGACGGCCACCGGATTCGGCGCGCGCTTGATGTCACGCAACGCGACCCACAGAACCTTCTCGGGGCGCGTATCGCGGATGACATAGCCGCCACACTTCTTGCTGGCGCGCTTCTCTTCCATCGCCGGGCGCGTCACACGCGCATGTTTGCACATCACCGTCCCACGACCACGACGAAATCCGTAGGTGGTGTAGGACTGTTCCTCGATGGCTTCGATCGTCGCGCTGAACTTGCTAGCGCCAGTGCCAATCGACACCGTGTCACCTATCGCGTGTTCACGCGGCTCAAGATCACGCTTCTGGTACGGGTCCACCTTGCCGTGGATGCGATTCGCCCAATGCTCTACCGTGTCAGCGTAGCGCGTGGCCAGCTCGGCGTCGCGCCGTAACGCCTCGATTGCTTCGTTGCGCGCCTTCTCCTGATAGGCATAGGACGCATCCACCCATGCCACCATACGACGGCGAGGCTCCAGCGGCGTCCACTTCGCGGTGTAATCAGAGTCGCGGGCGAACTCTTCGCGCGGCTTGAGCGGTATGTGGTACGTAAACCCGCCATCCCACGCAAACTTCGGATGATCTACCTTAGTCTCGAATCTGTCAGCCCGGTTCCTGTACTTTGACGCCTTGGCGCGTGCCGCAGCAACTTCGCTATCCGCGAAGCTGCGTTCTACGTGCAGGTTCATCTTGTCGCTGCCGGGACAGACGCCGTTGAAGTAGCCGTTGTCTACCGAATAGCCATGCTTGGCCACGATGCCAGTCTGAACGTTGATCGCCTGAACCGCGGCGCAGAGCTGGCAATGGGCGCGGTGCGTGTGAATCTGCTTGCTCATCTCTGGTACCCCCGTACCTTTGAATGTGTAGCGACTATACGCCGGTTGACGGAGCCGTCAAGTGATTCCCGTCACAATTTGGCGCGTCATCTCCGCCTTGCGCTGGCTCCATCCCATGCACCACGCCCCGTGGGAGATGCCCGCTCCGGTCGTGTGCGTGCCTTGGTGCTGCTGTTCGACGAGACCCACTGGCTTGTAGGGGTTCGACTCGTACGGTTGCCCGGCGTCGAACGCCGCTCTGCCTTGGGCTACGGCCCGGTTGAATCGTTCGTGTCGGTCTCGTGCGCTCATGAACAGCTACTATACGCTAATTGACGGGGTCGTCAATGACGGCGCATAATGGCCGTAACGTATTGGAGGTTCTATGTCTCTCGTGAGCTGGAAAGCTGATGTTCCGACGGTTGAAGAAGCGCTGGAGTTCGTGCGCATCGGCCATCCTGTAGATTATGCGCCGGACAAAACCCGTGCAGTGCTAGAGACTCTGGCCGCAGTAGTGGCGCGTCAATTCGATCCGAAGCGACCTAGACAGGGATTCGCACAACCCTTTGCGCTGCGCACGCTTGCGGATACCTTAGCCGGATTTCCAGCTATACGTGCTGCATTGATCAACGCCGCGCAGGAGATAGAAGCGGAGCGCGGATATATCGATTGCTTGCACGCGCAGCTCGATGCGCAGTAGGCTCGCGGGGTCCGTTACTGACTCCGCTACTACATGCTCATAACCCTAGGTCCGAGCGCTGGCGTCGCCGTCGGCACTCTACATGACGTCCCGTGGCCCCAACTCGTCGCATGGCTTCAGCAACATCCTAGACCCCTCTCGCCGATCGCTGCGGACTACGCGCGGCTCGTGACGTTCGGCTCTGCGTCCCCCGAGGGTCGCCAGCTCGCCGCCGCCAAGGATGGCCCATGGATATCGTTCGCCGCCTTCACCGGCAACTACCGCCATCTCAGCTCATCGCCCCGTGGGTGCGCCGTTCCGATCGATCTAGACCATTCTTGTTTCACTGCTGAGACAATCGCCGCGACGCTGCATGGCTATACGTGGGCTGCCTACACCACGTTCGGCCATACCGCAGCGGCGCCGCGCTGGCGCGTCATCATCCCGGTGTCGACCGAGCTGGATGCTGCGACCCACCGCGCCACATGGTCGGCGCTCAACGAGATGTTCGGCGGTATCGCGGACCCCAGCGCCAAGGACATTACGCGCCTCAACTACTTGCCGGGCGACTGCGTGGACCCCGCGCAGGCCACCGTCATTTGGGCAGATGGCACCCTGTTTCCTTCAATGCCCGCACCCCCTGACGCAGCACTTGCCGCCCCCGCGGACAGTGACGGACCTGTGTCAGGGTGGTGCGGGCCCCTCGATGATGGCGAGCTGCTCCGCCGCGTATTCAGCATGCGCACGCGCCCCGAGGAACGGTTCGGCAATACGACCCTGATCGAAGCGCTCTGGCGCGGTGACGCCGATGCGCTGGCCATACGCTATCCCTCGCGTGAGCCCGCGCAGGCGTGGGATTACACGCGCGCCGACATGGCGCTCGCCAACGAGCTGAGCTACTACACCGGCCGCGACCGTGGACGGTGCCTCGCACTGATGCTGCAGGCCGGCTGTGTGACCACACGCGGCGAGCCTGATAGCGAGATGGAGCGCAAGCTTCGCTATGCCGTCTCCCGCGCAGTGACTCGCGAGGAAGTGTATGCGTGGCCCAAACCGGTGGCTCCGGTCGTGCCCGCCGTCACCATCAGCACCGAGGGTATCGACCCCGTGGCGCTCGCCGCTGCGCCGGGCATTCCAGCAAACGTCACGGCTGGGCTGGCATCTCTGCCGCTGAGCTACAAGCCTAACGGGCAGCTCGCGCCCACGCTGACCAACATCACGATGGTGCTCGCGCACCCCTCCATGAATCGGCTCGCGTTCGACACCTTCCGCGGTGAGACCATGATCGCCCCCGCATGCACTGAGGAATGGCGCCCGATCGATGATGTGATCGTCACGCGGCTCCTGATGGAATTCGAACGCCTCAACTTCGCATCCATCACCGTCGATTATATGCGCCGCGCGCTCGATGAGGTGGCCGCCCGCCACCAGTTCGATTCCGCGATCCGCTGGCTTGAGAGCCTGCCGCCGTGGGACGGCGTGGAGCGCATCAACCAGTTCTTCATCGCCTACGCAGGGGCCGCAGACAGCGACTACGTGCGCGCCGTGGGCGCCTATCTCTGGACAGCGCTGGCCGGGCGCGTGCTGGTGCCGGGCGTCAAGGCGGACATGGCGCCCGTGCTCATCAGCCGGCAGGGACGCTGCAAGACGTGGTCCCTCCAGTCGATCGCCCCTCACGCCGATCACTACGTCGAGGTGTCGCTGCTTGATCGAGACACCGACCTTGCCCGCATGCTACGCGGGAAGCTGGTGGGTGAAATCGGCGAGCTGCGCGGGCTTGGGAAGCGCGACATGGAGGCCGTGAAGACGTTTATGAGCCGCCAGCACGAGCAGTGGATTCCCAAGTACAAAGAGTTCGCCATCACCTACCCGCGGCGCCTCGTGTTCGTGGGCACCACCAACCAAGCGCAGTTCCTAGAGGATGAGACGGGCAACCGCCGTTGGCTGCCGCTGGAAGTCGCCCACCTCAACCGCGACAAGATCATCGCCGACCGCGATCAACTATGGGCTGAGGCGGCGGCGCGGTTCCATGCCTCGGGCGTGGCATGGCAGGACGCAGAGCAGCTCGCACCGGCGCAGCACGCGCAGCACATGGTGACGGATTCGTGGGAGGCCAATATCGAGCGCTGGCTGCGCGAGCCCGACTCGAACGTGGCCCCCGGCGCTACGCCCCCGCCGCCTCCCGGCGAACGACAGTTTCACATGTCAGACGTGTTGCGCGGAGCGCTACAGATGCCTACGGAGCGCATGAACCGTGCTGCTGAACAGCGTGCAGGACGCATCCTGAAGGGGCTCGGGTTCATCTCCAAGGCGACCCGACAGCCCAACGGCAAAATTATACAATTATGGAGCGCTTCCTATAATCCGTGGTTGTAGGGAAGTAGGGAACTGTAGGGAACTCCCCCTAACCCTTCTGTAGAGAGTAGTACTGGATGCATATACACATTGAAGGGTTATAGGAGGTTTGGGGGACGATGCCTACTTGCCAACGTTCCCAACAGACTCACTGTGCATACTGTGTATAACTAACGGCGACCCATGATTTATATACTGACCCGTTTGCGTGCGTTGTTTTCTCGCCACCGTGGCCGGCCAGCTCTCCGCCCCGTTGCGCGTGGCACGCCGCGTGCTGTAGGGTATTGCGCGTGACAATTTTGACCGCACAACAGGAAGCGTTCGCGCAGGCGTACGTCGAACTCGACAACGCGAGCGCCGCCTATCGCCGCGTGTACGCCAACACGCCGAACACCAAGCGCGAGACCATTTGGGCAAACGCGTCGCGTGAGATATCGCACCCCGACATCGCCCGGCGCATCCGCGAGCTGCGCGACGCTGCCGCTGCCGGCGCCGTGGTGCGTGCCGTCGACCTGATGCGCGATTGGTATGACATCGCCACGGCGGACCCGAACGAAATCGTGAGCGTGCTGGTGGAGAGCTGCCGTCACTGCCATGGCATCGAGCACGCGTACCACTGGGTCGATGAACAGGAGTACGCGCGCGCCTACGATGTGATCATGAACGCGCCCCGACCGAAGGGCGTCACCCTAGACCCCGTGCCGCCGGACATGACGGGCGGCTTCGGATTCAGTCCATCTCGGGAACCGGCGCCAGACTGCCCCCAGTGCTTTGGGAAGGGCGCAGTACACGTCACCGTCCACGACACCACCAAGTTGAGCCCGGCCGCCCGGAAGCTCTACAAGGGCGCCAAACAGGATCGCTACGGTTGCGTTGAGGTGCTCATGCACGATCAGGAGGCGGCGCGCGAGAAGCTCGGGCGGATGCTGGGTGCGTTCAAGGACGGCGTCGGTGTGCCGGGCGTGCCCCTGCCGGAGCGTGACGGCATCAAGGCCGAAGCGAGCGACGAGGAAGCGGCCAAGCGCTACCTGCAGATGGTGCAGAAGTGAGCCAGTGGTCATGGCACGTTGAGCCAGTCGGCTACAAGGAACTTTGCGCGCAGTGCTACAAGCCGCTGCGTCAACACGCCGGGGACAGCATCGTGCGCTGGCGCGATCGACGACTCTACGCGGTAGGCTGCCTGCTAGATCGAATCGTGGAGACGCCACTGGGCGCCGCAAGCATGTCGCCTGATGCAGGCTGCCCCTATCCGTGGGGAGCGGCACCGTGAAACTTTACGTGCCCACGCTGGCCCACTTCACGGTCGTAGGCCATCAGGTCGCCAATGAAGAGTTCCCGTCAGAACGGGATGTCAGCAGCCTCGCGCGCCTTGATGATCGGCTCGACAAGCTGCCAAACGTACTTCGCGTAGTGCCCCGGCCAGCCTCGCGTGAGACATAGGCGTGCGAACACCATTTGCGGGTTGGCGCCGTAGGCGAGTATCGCATCGATGTCAGCGGGCGCCACGTCCACTAGAGCGGGTCGCCGGTGAGCCAGTAGCCGGTGAAGAATTGGAATGTATGCGCTTGATGCCACGCGTTGAACGCATTAGCTGGCGAGTCTTGCCAGAACGTCCGCAGCCCGCGCTCCGGTTCGCGTAGGCACCAATGTACGGACCTGAATGGACCAACGGTAGTGGTTCGACAGTGCAAACGCAGATGCGGTTTAGCGCACAAGGGCGCTCCACATTGTTTGCATAGAACCGCTACTGAGTAGGCGAGATAATGGCATTGCGGACAGTTGATCAGCATGAACGAACCCTCTCATAACCTGACGGCGCCGTCAATAGCGGACGTCTTCCGCGAACGAGCCCGGCGGCTGGCGTGGTTGCGTGCTGACCCACAGCGACTCATCGATATCAAGGCGTTCTACCGTCGCAATCCGGCGCAGTTCATTGACGACTGGGGCGTGACGGTCGATCCGCGTAACGCCGAAAAGAAGCTGCCCACTGTCATCCCGTTCAACCTGTTCCCCATACAACGCGATTGGATCGACTTTGTGCTGGCATGCTGGCGCAATTCTGAGTCGGGGCTCATCGAGAAGTCGCGCGATATGGGGGTTAGCTGGCTCGCGATGGCGCTGAGCTGCACACTCTGCCTGTTCGAGAGCGGCATACAAATCGGGTTCGGCAGCGCCAAAGAGGACAAAGTTGATCGCAGCGGCGACCCCTCCACGCTGTTCTACAAAGGCCGCATGTTCATGTCCTACCTGCCGCGTGAGTTCCGCGGCGACTGGGACATCAAGAAGCATAGCGCACATATGCGCCTGATGTTCCCCGCATCGGACAGCGCCATCACGGGCGAGGCGGGCGACAACATCGGACGCGGCGGTCGCGCAGCCATCTACTTTGTCGACGAAGCGGCCCACATCGAGCGGCCGCTGCTGATTGAAGCGTCGCTGTCCGCGACGACCAATTGCCGCATCGATATGTCGAGCGTCAACGGCTCAGCGAATCCTTTCGCGGAGAAACGTCACGGCGGCAAGGTGAAAGTGCTCACCATGCACTGGCGCGCAGACCCACGTAAGAACGATGCGTGGTACGCCAAAAAATGCGCGGAGCTTGACCCCGTGGTCGTCGCGGCTGAGCTGGACCTGAATTACAGCGCGTCGCAGGAAGGCATCATTGTGCCGTCACAGTGGGTGCAAGCCGCCGTTGACGCACACCTCAAGCTGAAGATCAAACCGACAGGCGTCAAATACTCCACGTTCGACGTTGCCGACCGTGGCGTCGACAAATGCGCGTGGGGCTATCGCCATGGCATCGTCCACCGCTTCAGCAAGTCATGGAGCGGCAAGGACGGCGACGTATACGCGTCGACTGAGGAATGCTTCCTTCAGTGCGATACGTTCGGCATTACAACGATGGGCTATGACGCGGACGGCATGGGCGCGCCAGTGCGCGGCGATGCTCGCAAGATCAATGAGGCCCGCGCAGCGCGTCGCGTGAAGCCCATCAACGTGCAGGAATTCCGTGGTAGCGCTGCGGTGATGTTCCCCGAGCACAAGGTGCGTGGTCCGGATGGCACGCCACTCGATCGCACTAACGAAGACTTTTTCGCCAATTACAAGGCGCAGAGCTGGTGGGCGTTACGTTTCCGCTTTCAACAGACGTGGCGCGCACTGCAGGGGATGCCATACGATCCTGACGACATCATTAGCCTCGACGCCACCAACCCCGAGCTAACGCGCCTGCAGATGGAGCTGTCCCAACCAATCTACAAAATGAACCTCGCCGGGAAGATGCTGGTAGACAAGCTGCCTGACGGCGCGTTGTCCCCCAACCTTGCCGACCAAGTGATGATGGAGTTCGCGCCGCGCCAGACCGCCATGGTGATCAGCGACGCAGCACTCGCCGGGGCATAAAGGACGCGCTAGGATAGGATTCTCGTCTGGAGTACCCCCGATGACCCTTGAGCACAGCAAGTCCAAAGCTGCCCGCGAGCGCAACATCAAGCGCGAAATCGCGGCCGGCAAACCCCCTGAACAGGCCGTTGCGATCGGCTATAGCGTGCAGCGCGAAGCTGGCGACTCCAGCGGCCGCTTCGTCGTGCCGGGCGAGTCGCGGAAGGTGCGCAAGTGAGCAAGCGCCATAAGCGCATGAGCCTGCGCGAAGGCATGGCGGCCGATGCGTTGAACGTCATCCCGCCCCTCAATCGTCCTCCGTCGAAGCCGTGGTTCGCCATGGGGCCGCAGGCGTTCGCGGCGTTCTCGGAGTTCATGAACGCGAACCCCGACGCCGTGCCCCGGCGCGAGTTTAAGGCGCCCGAGCTGCCCCCTAATGTCGTGCCACGCGGCGTGCGCATGGCGCTGGACAACGCCGGGCCGGCCGGCCAGATGTTCGGTTGGCTCAACAGTCAGCCGGGCTGGTGCGGACTCGGATTCCCCGGCTACACCTACCTGTCCGAGCTGTTTCAACGCAGCGAGTACCGCGCACCGTCCGAGACGATTGCGGGTGAGATGACGCGTAAGTGGATCAAATTCACGGGTGCCGATGAGAAGCAGATACAGGAGCTGACTGAGGCGTTCGATAAGTTCAAGGTGCGCGATTGCTTCCGCCAGATGTCGATATACGACGGGGCGTTTGGTCGCGGCCAACTGTTCGTGCGCATCAAGGGGCAGACGAGCGATGAACGCCGCAAGCTCCCGCTGATCGTGGACGACGAAGGTGCGACGATCACCAAAGGTTCATTGGAGGCGTTTAAACCTATCGAGCCTATCTGGACAACGCCGTATTCCTACAACAGCATCGATCCGACGCAGGACGATTTCTACAGCCCAAGCTGGTGGTACATCCTCGGCAAGCAGACGCACTCTACGCGACTGCTGAGTTTCATCAGCCGACCTGTTCCTGACATCCTCAAGCCGTCCTACAACTTTAGCGGCCTGTCACTGTCGCAGCTCATCGAGCCGTATGTGATCCGTTGGCTGAAGACGGTGGACAGCGTCAACCGAACGATTAGCAACTTCAGCACGACGGGGCTCGCGACCAACCTACAGGCGACGCTAGAGGGTGATTCGGGCGGCGGATTGTTCAAGCGTGCGCAGTTGTTCAACCAGATACGCGACAACCGCGGGCTGATGCTCACCGACAAGGCAAGCGAGGAACTGTTTCAACTAAACACCCCGCTATCCGGGCTCAGCGATTTGCAGGCGCAGGCACAGGAACACATGGCGGCGCCCACGCACATTCCTCTCGTGAAGCTGACTGGTATCACCCCCAGCGGTCTGAATGCGAGCAGCGAAGAAGACCTGATCGTCTTCTACGACTTCATCGGCGCGGAGCAAGTCAATCTATATTCACCGAACCTACAGATTGTACTCAAGATCATACAGCTCCATTTGTGGGGCAAGGTCGATCCGAAGATCAGCTTTGAGTACATCACGCTTGATGCGCCCACGGTCAAGGAATTGAGCGAGATTCGCAAGGCTGATGCTGACTCGGACGCCGGTTACGTGGCCAACGGCGTGTTGTCCCCCGACGAGGTGCGCGAGCGTCTCCGTACAGACCCGAATAGCGGCTACACGTCCATCGATGGCGATGCTCCGACGCCGCCGCTAGAGGCCAGTGCAGAACTGGATGAGGAAGGCAAGCAAGCGGATCACGAGCGCGGCAAGGAGACGGCTGAGGAAGCCCATAAGCGCGCGTTGGAGCTGGAGAAGACCAAGGCAGCCGCCAAGAAACCCCCAACCAAGGGTTGACGGCAGCGTCAGACATAGAGTAGGTTCACACCAGCCCCGCACATTTCGTACGCGTGCCCCGTGCCCGCAAGCTAAGGCACACAAAATCGTACGGTGCGGGGCTTCATAGAGGGATGACATGCACTACCTACTCTACGTCCTCGGCCTCCTTCTCGTCTCGCGGGTATTCCATCGAGCGGGCTACCAGAAAGGAGCGCAGGAACGTGACATGCTTTGGCGCCAGACTTATCAGCGGCAGCGAGACGACTTGGAGCATATTCGCAAGCTCTATGCGGAAGCGATAGCGTCTGATGTTCCCACGGGAACAAAGCCTCAGTGCCCCGAATGTGGTCCCGGTGACTTCTGCAACTCGGAGGATGCTGCTGCGTTTGAAAAGAACGCGTGGTGTGAATGCGAGGCATGCCGTCAAGTCAATCCGACGATAGCAACTGGTGAGACCCTCGATAAGCTATCGGAGTTGCCGCCGCGATGAAGACGAAGACCGCGCGCGCAGTACAGCCCAACGCAGGCGTGGAAGCCGCCTATCGCAAGGCGTTGCAGCTCATGCTCCGCGAGATGGCGCAGGAGCTGTTTAATTCGGTCCGTGAGGCGTATTACAAGGACGGTCGTCCCGCGCATGGATTCGCAGCGGACTCGATGGCAATCATCCATATTCCCGGCCAAAGAGTGTACGACGACACCGATTATGACGCTAACGGGCAGGTATTGCCGGGGGCTGGTGAGTGGCAGCCGGAGTACTATCGGTTAGCGCAAGATGCTCCGCTGCGGTTCAACAAACTTCAAGCCGCCATGGATAAATGGGGCGGCATATGGACGAAGCGGCTGGAGAATCTGAGCGTCCGTATCGCATGGAACTTTGCCGCCAAGAATCAGGAAGCAACTGACACGGCCGTCAAAAGCTCATTCAAAGATGCGGGTCTCACCGTCAAGTTCAAGCCGACGCGCCGCATGCAATCCGCGTTCCGCGCCACGGTGGCGGAGAACGTCGCGCTCATCAAAAGCATCCCTCAGAAGTTTCTCACTGAAGTGCAGTCGAGCGTTTGGCAGAACGTCATGGCCGGCTCGGACCTGAAGACTCTCAGCGAGGGAATGAGCGCCAAGTACGGCGTAGCCCATCGCCGCTGCGCACTCATCGCGCGCGATCAAAACGCCAAGGCGAAAGCGACGTTCGAGAATGAGCGCCGCAAGGAGCTGGGCATCAAAGAAGCCATTTGGCAGCATTCCAGCGCAGGCAAAGAGCCCCGTCCTACTCATGTCGCCATGAACGGAAAGCGGTACAAGCTGGAAGAAGGCATGTACGACAGCGACGAAGGTGCCCACATCTGGCCCGGCCAGCTCATCAACTGCCGCTGCACCAGCCGCGCCGTGATCGAGGGGTTTGAGTGAAAACGGGATGCTGGGGCTCATGCCATATGTGCGCGTTTATGTATCGGCGCGTCGTGTTTGGTTGGCAGCGACTCTATCTCGAAAAGTGGGCGGGCATGATCGAACAACAAGCCTTTCTGGACAAATTACGCAAGCCATATTTGGGGACCAAATGACTGTAGATCAACTGCGTACTGCTCTCGTCGAAGCTTCGCTGGCATGGCAAGCGGGCGTGGACGACAATCGTCGCGGACTCATGACCGATGGTGAATTGAATTCATTGGCCGTCACAATGTACAAGGCAACCCGTGCGTATCGGGCGGCCACGCGGTAAGCCGCAGGAGACGGCGATTGCTGACGAGTCGCCGTTCACCCTCCTGACGCGCGAACAGGACCGTGCGCTTCGTGCCAAGGCGTGGCGCCATGTTCACCGTATCAACCCCGCGGTTGCCCGGCGCGTATGGCGCACGGCTCGGACCCGCGACTTAACAAAGAGTTGATCAAAACGTGTGTTCTGGTAAAAAAGATGTTACCGCGGTGGTCAGGGCGTGTCAGGCAGCCGGCCTGCGATTCGAGCCCGCGCACAGGCATCCCCGCATAGTCGATCCGAAAACGGGCAAATACGTGACGTTTAGCAAAACCCCGAGTTGTCCCCACGCCTATAAGCATCTGCTGCGCGATGTGCGCCGTTATCTCGGGTTCGAGGTGTCGCTATGACGGTCATCGCCTACCGCGCGGGCGTGCTCGCTGCGGATAGCCGCGCGACCTATGACGACACGGGCATCACGCGCTGTACCAAGATTTTCCGTAAGGCGGGCGACATCATCGGTGTGTCCGGCGAGGATGACGGTGCAATGATGCTGTTCGTAGATTGGTACGGCACCGGTCGCGCGAAGCCGGACATACTCGTTATGGGTGAGGCGGATATCGGCATTCTCGTGCTCACGTCGAAGGGTTTGCTTCGCTTCGATAAATGGTGCCGTGGGGAACGCGTAGCCGGCCGATACTATGCGATCGGCAGCGGAGCTTACGCCGCCATGGGCGCGATGCACGCGGGCGCCAGCGCTCGCCGCGCCGTGGAAATTGCTTGCCGTGTCGACCCGCAGTGTGGGTTGCCGGTTGCATCCATGCGGCTGAAGTGATAGAACGAAAACCCCAAACTGACGAAGGTGTCAAACGTGCCCAAGAAGACCCCCGCGAAGCGCTCCAAGCGCGACCTGTCTACCTACTTCGCCGCCCATGATCCGAAGATCATCATCCCCAACAAAATTCGGGCTGCGCTGGAGAAGATGTGCAAGGACGACGGCCCGGAGGCGTATGCCTACGAGTTCAGCGATCACACGGGCGGCACCCCGTTCACGAAACTGGCCGGTGTCAGCATCGTGAATCTGAATGCCTACCGCGAGCAGTTCGCCGCCCACGTCGTGGAGGCCAAACAGGACACTGGCAACCGTCGCGGGCCGCGCTGGGTGTGGTTCGCCACGGTAAAGGCTGCAAAAGCCGCACGCGGCGAGTAAGCTGACAGGATTGACGCGCAACCGGTGACGCGGATTTTCTCTTTCGGAGTTGGGCCGGCCTACGGGTTAAGCCTCACGATGTCTGCCGCGCACCGGTTTTTTCCCACTCTCTGGAGCATCTCCCTTGGCCAAGCGTACCCTCGAAACGTTCAAAGCGGTTCACGACCCCTCCACCATCATCGCGGCTCTGCGCGCAGAGCTGGAAGAGGCGCGTACCGAGAAGCACACCGCAGAAGCGCTGCGTGAATTCCTCGGCACGGCGAAGCTGGCCGTCAATGAACTGCAGCTTCCGAAGTGGGCGGCCGCGCCGAAGTTGGCAGGTGCGCCCGGCGTGCCGAAGTTGATGCTCAGCGATTTGCATTGGGGCGAACAGGTTCGGGCCTCACAAATTGGTGGGGTCAACTCTTACAGTTTGGCCATCGCCCGCCGCCGTCTGGAGACGGTAGTCAAGACGACGATCGGGCTGGCCCGCATTCTCGATCCGGATATGCGTTATCCCGGTATCGTCGTCCCGCTGGGCGGCGACATGGTGAGCGGCAACATCCACGATGAACTGGCTGCGACCAACGAACTGAACACAATGCCGACACTTCTGGATTTGTACCGACAGCTTGTACCGGCTATCACGTTGTTCGCGGATACCTTCGGCAACGTGTTTCTGCCATGTGTGTCGGGCAATCACGACCGCGACACGAAGAAGACATGGGCCAAGGACCGCAATCATACGTCGTTCGGCTGGTTGCTCTACCAGTTCCTAGCGGCTCATTTTCAAGACGACAAGCGCGTCACGTTCTACATTCCCGACGGGTCGGACGCGCTCTACCGCATCTACTCCACGCGCTATCTGCTGACCCACGGCGATCAGTTCCGCGGCGGCGATGGCATCATTGGGCCGCTGGGCCCGATCACGCGCGGCGAGCAGAAGAAAAACACGCGCAATGCGGCTGTGGGCCAAGACTACGACGTGATGGAGTTCGGCCATTTCCATAAGCGCATGTTGAGCGCGCGTCTGCGCGGCAACGGCAGCTTGAAGGGTTACGACGAGTACGCAGCCGAGAACAATTTCGGGTTCGAGCCACCGTCGCAAAACTTCTGGATGACACACCCCGACCACGGCATCACGTTTGACGCCCCGGTGTACTGCGACGCTGCGATCAGCAAGCGCGGCGTGCGCCCTGAGTGGGTGTCGATCGGAAAGACCGCTTGACAGGACCGTCAAACTGAGGGTAGCGTTCGGGCCATGCCTTACATCCTAAAAGAGCGCCGTAACGCGGTGCTCAGAGATGGCCCGGACAATTCCGGCGAACTCAACTACGCGCTGACCCTCGTCATACGCTCCTACCTCCAGCGACACGGCAAGCGATACGCGACGATGAATGACATCGTGGGCGCGTTAGATTCGTGCAAAGCGGAGTTCCAGCGGCGCGTCGTCGCGCCGTATGAAGACACCAAAATCAAAGAGAACGGAGACTGTTACTGATGCGCGTCTATATTGCCGGCCCGATGTCGGGCATTCCTCAGTTCAACTTTCCGGCGTTCAAAGCCGCAGCCCGTGCACTCCGCGCCATCGGCTACGACGTCATCTGTCCGGCAGAGACAGACCCACCAGATGTGCAGGCATTGGCCATCGCATCCACGGACGGTAGGTACGGGGCGGACGGCAAGCTGGGAAGCGAGTCTTGGGGCGACATGCTGGCGCGTGACGTGAAGATGCTCGCGGATGGCGTGGCGCGTACGGCGAATCACGACGATTCCGTTGTCGTTCGTGAACCGATTGAAGGCATTGTGTTCCTGTCCGGCTGGGAGAACTCGCGCGGCGCGCGCCTTGAGGCATTCGTCGGTACGCTCACCGGCAAGAAGTTTTTCGAGTACGATGCCACGACTGAGATGGCATACTCACGACCTGACCGGTGGGTTCACAAGCGTCTCATGACGCCGTGGATCGATGGAGCAGAACTCGCGCGCATTCGGGGGTAGAGCATGAAGAAGAAAACGCTACGTCGAAAGATCACGGTGTCTGATGCTGGCCCGCTCGGCACCACGACATGGTGGAGCAAGTCGCCCGAAACACTGGCGCGGGAAGCTGCAGCCACCACCAAACAAACCAACCCTAAGGAGGCGTTTGGCGAAGCCAAGATGCCGTTGGGGCTTGTGCCGGACACGGCTATCGCTGAGGAAAACCTCGCGTTCCTTGAAGGCGCCCTGAAGTACGGGCAGTACAACTGGCGCGTGTCCGGCGTGAAAGCTTCCACGTACAACCGTGCCATGCGCCGCCATCTCAAGAAATGGTGGAACGGGCAAGACCGTGATCCGCTGACGCGTGTGCGCGAACTTGCGAGTATTCGAGCGTGTTGCGGCATTCTTCTCGATGCGGAAATCTGCGGCATGCTGAACGACGATCGCCCGCCACGGGCAGATATCGAGTGGCATCTTGCGAATTGCGCGGAGACAGCGAAGCACCTGAAAGAATTGTTCAAGGATCACTCGCCGCCGCAGTACACGGAACGTGAACATGGGCTGTCCCGCTTGAAAGATGAGCTGGCTGAAGAAGCATTGAGTATCGGCGTGCCATCGTTTCTCGCCAACTATGAAGACCCCAAAGTCGTACAGACATTGGTGAAGCCCGTCACGGACAAATTCGCACGCGAGCAGAAAGCGAAGCGTAAGCGCGCAGCAGCACGCCGCAAGAAGCGCAACGCCACCTCTCGCGCCAAGCTCGATTCGATTGTGGGGACACGCACCAAACCACCGGCCAAACGCAAATGACGTACATCATCCTGCAGTTGATCCTGAACTCAGTGACGGGCGAACCGATCAGCGTCAGCGCGTATCAGCCCGACGCCGCGCCATACACCTCGTACGAGGATTGTGAGCGCGCGAAGGCTGACATTGGTCCGCAGACGCCTGTTGACGGGTTGGTCAAGGTGTTCACATGCGCCACCGAGAAGAAAATCACGCAGCTATGAACTGTACACTCGTCATCCCGTTCTATAGAAACTCCCTCATGCTGGCTCGCCAGCTCGCGGAAGTGTCCCAATACCCGGCGGGTTGGCGAGTCATCATCGTTGACGACGGGAGTCCGGAGCCTGCAGAGCACATCGTTCGCGAGTGGATTCGGTCACTTCCAGATGGCGCCCCACTCGCGCAGGCAATGGCGTTGCGGCTTTACCGCATTGACGTTGACATCCCATGGAACCGTGAAGGGGCGCGGAATCTCGCATCTCGCGAGTGCGAAACGGATTGGCTGGTTCACGTCGACATCGATCACATTCTACCAGCGCCCTGCGCGTCCGCTCTACTCCGTACCCCGTGGGAGCCGCGCAGCTTCTATCGCTTCCCGCGCTTCCGGGTGGGACGAGCTGACGATACGCGGAACAAAGATCGCATCCCCCGTGAGCAAGACTTCGGAGAGATTCACCCCCACATTGATTCCTACCTATGCACCAAAGAGGTGTATTGGAAAGCGGGCGGGTACAACGAAGATTTTTCCGGCACGCTGGGTGGCGGGGCAGAGTTTCTACGACGCCTGAATCGTACTGCTGAAGCGCGAATTGCTCCGGCGGACGTACACCTCCACGTCTATACCCGAACGGCTATTGCCGACGCGTCGGACCTGCATTGTTCGCGAGATACTCGGGTCGGGAAGGATATCGAGCGCCAGTTACGAGCTGATGGGATGCCGAAACCATCGAGTTGGCTGCGTTTTCCTTGGCATCGAGTGTTGTGATGTATCCGCGTGTCCTGAACGAATGGGATACGGTAGGGGAGCTTTGCCGGGGCTATTCGATCGCGCGATTTGGCGATGGAGAGTTGAAGATCGTTTATGGCTCCGGGTACGCACGGGAGCCTGTTAATGCAAAGCTGACTGCAGAATTGCGCGGCATTCTCTTCGACTCCAATCGTCCTTGCTTGGTTGGAGTCCCGACGATGGAACCCACGGGACCCAAAGCAGCGAATTGGGAGCGCCATCGAGCACGTTTTGAGGCAGTGCTAAACCCGGACCTGATCTATGTCTCAGCTTTTATCAGCCGTCCCGATAGCGCGCCGTGGATTCACGACGTCGTATACGCTCAGAAGATTTCGGGCCTGTGGGCAGGAAAACGTGCAGTCGTTGTCTGCGAACGAAAGGGGTCCATGTTCAAGATGGTTCGCTTACACGCGCGTTCCACTATCCACGTTGAATGCCCGCGGCATCGCGCGTACAGCGTTATCGATGCGTTGGAGCAGCGCTGTGTAGAACTCAAGCCGGATATTGCGATTCTCTCCGCCGGACCGACGGCCACATGTCTTGCGAACCGGCTAGCGCCGCGCGGAATCCAAGCGATCGACTTGGGCAGTGCTGGTGGCTTCCTGTATAAGCTGCTTACATGAAACCGCTCACTGTCGTCACGTTCTGCCACCGCGGCAGTCGACCCATTTACGCGCCGTGGCATGTGGTGAACCTCCGCGCCATGTACGCCAAGCATCTGACCGTCCTCCACGATTTCGTCGTAGTGACGGATGATGTGACCCCGTACGCGGCTCTAGGGATTCGAGCGATTCCATTGTGGGCCTCACCTGACCCCAACGCGACCAACCGTCATTGGCTGTTCAACTACAATCGGCTGCGCCTCTTCGACCCGTGGGCGGCGGAGAACATTGGGCCGCGTCTGCTTTGTTCCGACTTGGACATGGTGATTCGAGAGAACATTGACGATTTGGTCAAAGACCCCGCGCCCTTCAAAGCGATTGCAATGAAGTCGCGTATTCAACTGCAGGGCGCGTTCTTCATCGTCGAGCCCGGTTGCGTAGAGCCGAACCCGTGGACGGCGCTTCACGAGGATGCGACGCTGCTGCAACGCGCGTCGAAATGGGTGGGGTCTGATCAGGCCGTAATGTCGGAGCTGTTCTACGGTCGCGTGCCAACGTGGGACGAAGACGACGGACTGATCATCAATCAATTTGAGTACCCGCGATGGCGGGTATTCTTCCGTACTGGATCGCACAAATGCTGGCATCCAGATGCTCCGGAACGAGCGTTGTACATGAGCGAATCTGGCGCCACCGACGACGCACCGATCATGTTCGGTTCATCCCGTCCACCTTTGAGCGCTCGCACCCCCGGCGGTCTGCAAACCCGTGTTCGACGCTATGTTGTGGGGCAACCGAGGAAACGATGAACGATACCGAGCTAGCAATAGCGCTTTCGTTTGCGAAGCTGGAAATCATCGAGCTGCAGGCAGGAACGCGTTCGTTGACGCAGTGCCCCGGCCTGAAAAGTCTCGCTGAGGCTATTGCAAAAGCTGAAGCTGTGACGAAGAATTCCGCCCGTCGTTCGATTCACACGACAGGAGAGAAGACGTGAAGACTGAAGATGTGGCGATGGAGGTTTCGGAAGAGTTGGTAGAATTTGGGGTTGCCTCAGACGAAACCAAAGGCTATCCGGATGGTTGGGTCTATGACGGTGGCTCCGGCTACTTCGGTTGATCCTCCGCGGGCGGTACCCTGAGCCGCCCTTCTCCTTGTTGACGTAATCTCTCCCCGCGCCCCACACTAGGGGCATGCTTGCCTTCGATCGATCCATGCGCCGTTACGATCAGGACGGCCACCTTCACGTAGAGATGTCCAACATTTCTAAGGCGAATGTGTGCCCGTATTACGGCCGCGAGATTCCCGATTCGGAATCCATGGGGCTCGATCCAAACCGTCTGTACATGCTCTATCGCGACCCGGAAGAGTTGGCGCGTGCTGCTGCCTCCTTCGCGGGTAAGCCGCTGTTGATGCATCACATTCCGGTGACGGCGGATGAGCCTGCTACTGATTTGGTCGTGGGCACGATCGGCACTGACGTTCAATTCGAACATCCCTATTTGCGCGCGCCGCTAAGCGTGTGGCGCGGTGACGCTATCCGCGCGATCGAGCGTCATCAGAAGGAAGAGTTGAGCCCCGGCTATCGCTACACGGCTGACATGAAGCCGGGCATTACGCCCGAAGGTGTTGCATTCCACGGTCGGATGCGCAACATTATGGGAAATCACGTTGCAATTGTTCCCGCCGGTCGAACCGGCCCCGACGTGGTAGTAGCTGACGAACAACCCGCAGGTACCCCGATGCGCTTCGCTCGTTTTTTCGCCGCACTCGCTGCTGCATTCCCCGCTCTCCCGGCGGCGCAAGCTCTCGCGCTCGACACCGCTCTGGCGGAAGACCTGAAGCCCAAGGTGGTAGAAGACGAGTTTCCGCATCTGAGTGCCGACGAGCGCAAGGCCGCGCTCGATGCATTCATGAAGACGTGCGGTAAGGCAATGGACGCGCTGAGCGACGAGGATCGCCGCGAAGCATACAAGCGCGTCGCCAAGGACAAGAACCCCGTTCCGGCGGGTTTGGATGAGGCGGCCGTCAAGGTCGCATGCGATGCCGCGGTAGCCAAGGCCGTCGAAGGCATGGTTGCCAAGGCGGATGCGGACAAGCTGGCGGCCGACGCCGCGACTGCCGCGCGCGCCGACGTACACGCGCTCTACGCTGCTCGTGAAGCGGTCGCGTCGAAGGTCGGCGTGGTCGCACTGGATTCTGCTGAGGCGGTCTACCGCTTCGCACTGGATAAGGTTGGGGTCGCTCACAAGGATGTGGCAGCCCCGGCTCTCGCGTCACTGTACGACGCGAGCATCAAGTCGGCCCCGGCCCCCGTGATCGCGCAGGACGCGGCGCCGCCCCTGAACATCATTGATTTGTTCCCCGGTCTGTCACTCATTCGGCGAGGCTAAGAAAATGTCCCTCTTTCGTAACGGTTTCCAGACGTTCGTCAATACCTACATGCCGCCGGCTGTTGTCGGACAGTTTGCATCCATGAATCCGCGCGCCGTGGTGCTCGCCGGTCAGGGTGCGCTTCGTGCGGACCCGACGAACCCGCCTCGCGTTGGCTACTTCGCGCGCGCCTTGGACGGCCTCGCGTCGGCGATTGTCTCGCCCGGCGATGGCGTGCTGGGTTTCGTTGCGAACGAGCTGCAGACGATCATCACGGATTTCCTCGGCCAGTCGCGCCTCGTCGTGCAGGCCGGGTTCCCGGTGACGCTGTTCTCGCACGGCGATTTCTGGACCGAAGTGGCGGGCGCCACTGCGGCGTCCATTGGCCTCCCCGTGTTCGCTGTGGCGGGCACTGGTGAGCCTACGGTCGACGACAACAGCAATGCCAATCCGGACACGGGCTACATCGTGGCGTCGGCACCCGGTGGCTCTGCGTCGTCTAGTGGTAACGCATCGATCGCGGCCAACACCGGTGTCCTGACCGTTGCGGCCACGGTGACGGGCACGATCGAAAGCGGACAGGTGATCAGCGGCACGGGCGTTCCCGCCAACGTTTTCATCCTGTCGCAGCTCACGGGCACCACGGGCGGAGCGGGTACGTACCAGACGAACTACGCCGGCCCCGCTGTCGCCACCTTCACGAACTTCACCGCGACTAGCGGCCAGCTCGTCAAGATCAGCCGCACGTTCTAATCCGCACGCACACTCACTGAGAAATCGAAGGCACCTATCATGCGCATTGCAATGGACGCGAATAAGATTCGCGAAGCGGTCAAGAACGGGATGGCGGCGGAGATTTTCGCCCGTCTCAAGCGCTACGGCATCGTGTTCGACGAGCGTCTCGGCAAGGTTGGGTTCCTGCACGCCCCCGCCGAAGATGTTCAGTTTTCGGGTTCACTGGGTAGCTTCGCGTACGACGCGCAGCCGGAACTCGTCACGGTCAGCAACGCGGGCATTCCGGCGTGGCTCACCAACTACTTCGACCCGCGCCTCATCGAGATTCTGACCGCGCCCCTCAAGGCCGTCGAAATCATCGGCAGCGAGGAAAAGAAGGGCGATTGGACCACGACCACGGCGACGTTCATCACCGTCGAGCATGTCGGCGAAACCAGCTCGTACGGTGACTACAGCACCAACGGGATGTCGAACGCGAACATCAACTTCCCGCAGCGCCAGTCGTACAGCTACCAGACGTTCACGCAGTGGGGCGAGAAGCAGCTCGCGACCGCCGCGGATGCGCGCGTCAACTGGGCGAACGAAGTCAACGCTTCGTCGCTCAAGGCCATCGCGCAGTACCAGAACCTGACGTACTTCTTCGGCGTCTCGGGTCTGCAGAACTACGGGTTGCTCAATGACCCCTCGCTGTACCCCGCGATCACCACGGCGACCCCGTGGACGGCTGCGGCCACGACCCCGGAGCAGATTTACGAAGACGTTCGCCGCCTGTTCACGCAGCTCCAACTGCAGAGCAACGGCACGGTCGACGCAAAGAGCCAGATGACTCTGGCGCTGAGCCCGGTGCTCGACACCACGCTGGACAAGACGAACCAGTTCGGTCTGTCGACCCGCAATCAGCTCTCGAAACACTTCCCAAACCTGAAGGTCGAGACTGCCGTGCAGTACGATCAGGTGACGGGCGGGCGTCTCGTGCAGCTCATCGCGAACGAAGTGAACGGTGTCCGTACGGCCACCGCTGCCTTCACCGAGAAGATGCGCGCGCACGCGGTTGTCGTCGGCCACTCGTCGTGGTCACAGAAGAAGTCTGCCGGCACGTTCGGCACGATCATCTTCAACCCGACCGCCATCGCGCAGTTGCTCGGCCCGTAAGTGCTGACGGCTCCCTTCCCCGGCGCATTCGCGTCCTACAACCCCCGCGCGGCCGTAGTGGCTGGCGGGGGTTCGTTTCGTTCCGGACCTGACGGACTGATCGCGGCTCGCTTCGGCTGGGCAGACCCTATCACGGGATTCGCGAACAATTCGCGCTCCAATGACGGCGAGCTGCTCGGGCTCGTGCAACCCGCCTCGGGTTTCATGCGTTGGGCGTCGGCGTGGGGCGGGTTGATCATTCGACCCGGCTATCAAGTCATCCTCTACTCGATGGGCGATTTTTGGGCGCGTTTCGTCGACGGCGCAGAGCCCGGCGCGCATGTCTATGCCTCCATCGTTGACGGCTCCCCCGTGGCGGGTTATACACAGCCCGACGACACCGAACTGACCCCGTGGGACGTCATCATTGGGGCTGAACCCGGTGGACTCGCCGTAATCAGCACATGGAGCAAATTTCAATGACCCAAACCGTTTCCGTTGGATGCAAACTACCGTGGGGGCTTATTTGTGAGATGGGCACGCCCGGTGAAGATGACTACAAGCGCATCGTCCTGCACGGATCGAATTCGACGGACCCGCGCAACCCCGCCGCCCGCATGACCAAATTGCCCGTCGCCGTTGCCGGCGGCTATGGCCTCACGCCCGGCGTCCCCAAAGATTTCATCGAGGCGTGGATGAAGAAGCACTCGCGGCTCGATGCGGTTCGCACGGGTCTCATCTTTATCGAAGCCGCGAAGGATGCCACGGCGCATGCCGACATCTACAAAGGCTTGCAGCATGGTTTCGAGCCGCTCGATCCGACGCGCGCGCCGCCCGGTATTACCACGGTCAAGGACGACGCCGCGTGAGCGTTACGCCGTGTCCGCCATCCACTCCGATCACACGCGGAGTGGTGACGTTTGTTCCGGCTACGTTCAAGGTGGCGTATCCGGAATTCGCAACCGTGGCGGATGCGGTGCTCACAACCAATTTCGGACTCGCCACCCTGCAGCTCCGCAATTCGTGTGGTTCGCGCGTGCAGGATGCAAATACGCGCGCCACGCTGCTTGATTTGCTGACCGCGCACATTACCCAGCTCCGCAACGGTATCAACGGGCAACCGCCCGCGGGCATCGTGGGGCGCATCAACAGCGCCACGGAAGGTTCCGTATCGGTCGACGCCGACATGGGAACGATGGTGTACGGACAGGCGTACTACATGCAAACGCAGTTCGGTGCGCTGTATTGGCAGAGCACAGCGCAGTTTCGGCAGATGATCTACATTCCTGCGCCGGTCACCTGCGCTGATGTCGCCGGCTTCGGACCGTTCGGCGGTTGGCCCGGCAATGAGCCGGGCTGTGGCTGCTAGGGTAATCACCGGATCGATTCAAGGGGGCGAGCTGCTTCGTAAGCATCTCGTCACGATCGAACGCCGGCTAGGTCGCGGAGCCTCGGTACGCGTCGGGTTCTTTGAGGGTGCCACGTATCCGCCCGTCCACGGACTGCGCGGTACCAAGCGCTCGCCTATTCCCGTGGCGCAAGCGGCATTTTGGAACGAGTTCGGCACCAGCGGAAGCCCGCCGCGCCCCTTCATCCGCAATATGGTGGCGAGCAAGTCGCCGCGCTGGGGCATTGGCCTCGGGCTCGCGCTCCGAAGCACGAACTATGACGCGCGCGCCGCGCTGCGTATCATGGGGGAAGGCATCGCGGGGCAGCTCGTGCAATCCATCGTGAATTTCCACACCCCGCCAAACGCGCCGAACACCGTCGCCATCAAGGGGTTCAATAAGCCCCTGATCGACGAAGGCATCATGCAACGCGCTGTGGATTTTCAGGTGATCGAAGATGAGCCTTAACCTGCACGCGGTCGTTCGCGGCGCCATCAACTCCGTGAACCCCGATTTCACGGGCGCGTGGAAGCAGTCGACCGGCAACACTATTGCTGCGGGTGGCCGGCCGGTGCCGACATACGCGACGGTTACCGGCGTGCCGATGCAGGTGCAAGCACTCTCGGGGCGGGACTTGAAATTTACCGACTTCGTGCAGCTCCAAGGAGTGAAGCGCGCGGTTTACATGTTCGGGAACGGCCAAGGCATCAATCGCCCCGACGCCAAAGGCGGCGACCTGTTGATTTTCCCTGAGAACCGCGGCGGCGCCGATAAGACATGGCTTGTTTCCGTAGTATTCGAGACGTGGGGTCCGGATGTCACAGGGTGGTGTAAGGTGGGCGTAGTGCTCCAGCCGGATGCTACGCCATGATGCTCCTTGTATTCCCCGATCTTGACGCGCTGTTCCTGAAGCTGCAGCCGTTCGTTCAGACAATTGTTCCCGCGGGAACACCGGTATTGCGTGGGCCGCTGAATCGTACCGCGCAGCCCGCTGTTGACCATGCCGTGATGACGCCGTTGTTTTTCAAACGGCTCCGCACCAACGTCGATAGCTACGACGATCCGGCACCGGAGTCAGACCCCGGTACCGCGCTGTTTGAGGAAGGCATCGAGCAACACATACAGCTTGATTTCTATGGCGCGCAGTCCGCTAATTGGGCGACTGCGGCCAGCAATGTGTTTCGGAGCGCATACGCCGTGGATGCTCTGGCGCCCACCTGCGCGCCGTTATATGCTGATGAGGCGCGCATGATTCCCCTTGTCACCGGGGAGGAACAGTATTTAGAGCGTTGGTCATTGACGGCCGTGCTCCAGTACAACCCGGTGACCGTCGTACCGCAACAGTTTGCGGACGCTGCCGAAGTGGTGCTAGTCGAAGTTGATACGAGGTTTCCGCCCCCATGACCAACGCTATCCCGGCTTCGGCCATCGTCAACGTCCTGCCCGGCGTACTCAGTGCAGGCGGTAATCCGCTCTCACTAAATGCGATTTTCCTGACTGACGACACGTCGATTCCGATCGACACCGTGCAGGCGTTTTCGTCGCTTGCCGATGTGCAAGATTGGTTCGGCGCGGATTCTCAGGAGGCGGCGATGGCGGCGGTCTACTTCGCCGGCTTCACGAACGCACAGACACTTCCCAGCGTGCTCTATTTCGCCCAGTTCAACTCGGCTGCAGTCGCCGCGTATCTCCGCAGTGGCAGCTTCGACGGCACCACACTAGCGCAGCTTCAGGCGTTGTCCGGTACGTTGATCATCGTCATCAACGGCAAGACGGTCACGAGTGCAAACATCAATCTGGCGAGTGCCACTAGTTTCTCCAACGCCGCCGCGCTGATTCAAGCCGGCCTGCAGACCACGGGTGGCATTTTCAGCGGCACCGCGAGCCTCAGCAGTGGTAGCTTGGGCGATCCGGGCGATGAGCTGGCGGTTACCGCCGTCACGACTGGTACGCTCCATGTTGGCGACACCGTGGTGCTCGATGCCGCGGGTACGCCCGTCACGGGTACGATTGTTTCGCAGGATTCGGGTACGCCCGGCGGCATCGGCGTCTACACTTTTTCGACCACAGGCGCCAAGACGTCAGTGACGGCTACGGTCAGCAGCACCGCGACCGTTGCGTACAGCTCGCAGCTCGCGCGCTTCGTCGTCACGTCCCCCGCGACTGGCGCAGACAGCACCATCGGTTTTGCTACGGGCACCGTGGCGACCGGGTTGAAATTCACCAGCGCGACCGGCGCGGTGCTTTCGCAGGGCGCAGACACGGCGACCGCTGCCGGCGTCATGGGCGGCATCATCGAAGCCGTGCAGAATTGGGCTACGTTCACCACCACATTCGAGCCGGACACTACGGGCAAGCTGGCGTTCGCCGCGTGGGTGCAGACGACGCATGATCGCTACGCGTACGTCGCGTGGGATAGCGACATCACGCCGACGGAAGGTGCCGCACCGGCTTCGTTCGGCGCGCAGGTGTCCGCTGCGGAATATGACGGCATCGAGCCGATCTACGACGCGACCGGGCTGATTGCCGCGTTCATCTGCGGTGTGACCGGCTCCATCGATTTCGAGCAGACGCAGGGTCGTATCACGTTCGCGTTCAAGGGTCAGGCGGGGCTCGTCGCGTCAGTCACCAACGAGACGGTGTTCGACAATCTGAAGTCCAACGGCTACAACGCGTACTGCGCGTTTGCCACGGCGAACGATCGCTTCGTGAACTACCAGCCCGGCTCGACCCCCGGCGCGTGGAAGTGGTTCGACACGTACGTCAACCAGATTTGGCTGAACAACGCGCTTCAGCTCGCGTTCATGACGTTGCTGACGCAGGTCCGATCGATTCCGTACAATCAGGCCGGCTACAACATGCTGCGCGCCACGGCGCTCGATCCGATCAATGCCGCACTGAATGCAGGCGTAATTCAGCCCGGCGTGACTCTGAGTCAGTCTCAGCGCTCGCAAATCAACACCGCGGTGGGCGGCCCGGCTGCACAGGTGGTGGAATCGGTGGGTTGGTTCCTCGATATCAAGGACGCCTCGCCGACTGTGCGCGCCGCACGCGGCTCACCCCCGATGACGCTGTATTACACCGATGGCGGCAGCATTCAACAGATTGAACTCTCTTCGATCGCAGTGGAGTAATTGCGCATGGCTGGCCTCAAGACGATTACATCGGCGAACAGCGTCTTTACGATTGCTGTCCTGCCGATTCTGCCCGTGCCGTTTCAGGTACAGGGCTTCGCGAGCGACGACGCTTTCACGGTGGAGCCGGTCGACGCGGCGGAAACCATCATGGGCGTGGACGGCATCATGAGCGCGGGCTTCCTGCCGTTCATCACGCCACAGACGATCACCTTGCAGGCCGACTCACCGTCCATCGAGATTTTCGAGACGTGGCTGAGCGCGCAGAAAGCCGTCAAGGAACTGTTTTTCGCGCAAGGATCGATCGCGCTCCCCAGCGTGCAGAAGTCGTACATCCTGACCAAAGGTGCGCTCAAGCGCATCACGCAGACGCCGCCGGCCCGCAAGACCTTGCAGCCTCTCGTCTACCAGATTGACTGGAATGACGTACAGCCCGTTCCGCTGGTGCTCTGATGCGTCGTACGCGCGACGTTACGATCACCACACCGGGGCGAGACGAGCGCAAGACGTTCCGCCTCACAGAACTCCCCGCGGATGCCGCGGAACGTTGGGGCATGCGCGCACTGCTCGTCATGGCGAATGCTGGCGCGAAGTTGCCAGACGGCGTCCTTGACGAAGGCATGGCGGGCATTGCCGCGACATTGCCGGGTCTGATGATCCAAGGCATGCGCTCGCTGGCGGGGCTTTCGTACACGGATGAAGTGGCGACGCTCCTGAACGACATGATGGCGTGCGTGCAGTTCGTTCCGCCCGGCGTCGGACTGCCCCCGCAGCCGCTGTTCTCCGGAGATGCTTGCCAGATAGAAGAAGTCCGCACGCGGTTGTACCTTCGCATGGAGGTTATCAAGCTGCACATGGACCCTTCCGTGGCCGCCGCTCTCTCGATCTAGATTCGCTTCCTTCCGGGGGCGTCGGCCTTCTCCGTTACGCCAATGTCCCGCGCACCATTGGGACGATCGTGTCCCATGGGCTAGCCACCTTGCATGAGCTGCAGACCGTGTACGGTTTGTGCGATATGCTGGACTTCCTAGAGATAGTCGCTACGGATGCCTGCAACGCTCGCCGCATCCGCGCCGCTGCCAAGAAGCGTTAAATGGCCACCACCGTCATTGATCAGTTGATCGTCAAGCTGGGGCTTGATCCTCGCGATTTCACCAAGGGTGAAAAGGAAGTCGCGGCTTCGCTCCTGCGCACGAAGAAGATGGTGCAGGACGTCTCTGGTGGCATGAACGATGCCGTACGGGACGCCGCAGACGGCATCGGCGGTAGTTTCGGCAAGATCGCAAAGCGTGCAACCGCGCTGTTCCTGATTTTCAAGGGTCTCTCGATCGCAACGAAATTTGTGTTGGAAGCGAGCCGCGCAACGCGGCAGCTCGGCAACGATGCGCGCAATTACGACATCGCAGCCGCGAAGCTCCGCAATTTCCAGAACATCGCGGAGATGATGGGTGGCTCGGCTGAAGACGCCACCAAGACGATTGCGGGGCTCCAGAAAGCCATTTTCAATCTGACGTTCAACGGCCAGATGTCCGATCAGCTCGTCATGCTCGCGCGTCTCGGGGTGAAGTTTCAGGACGCGACCGGCCATGCGCGTGACTTCAAGGATGTCTATCTCGACACCGCGGAAGCGATCAAACAGGCGCAGAACAACGGCACGATGACTGAGGGTGAGGCGTTCCAGTTCCTGTCACAGGCGGGCTTTGACCCGGCTCTGGCACGGGCAGCGCTGGGCGGGCGTGGTGAGGCGGAAGCCGCGCTAGGACGTCAGGAAGCGCGACGACAAGTCAGTGGCGCTGATGTCGCCGCTGCGGTGGCTAACGAGCAAGCGATCACGAGTGCCGGACAGGCAAAGGACGCGGCTGGTGTGCTGGCTCAAGCCAAGGCGTCGCCATTCATCACGCGCGTGGCCGGCGGCGTCGAGCACACCATCAACCTAGGTAGCGGGCAGGAAGATTTCGCGCAGACATGGGCCGCGTGGACGCAGGCCGTAGAGCCCGCCACGCAAGCGCTGGGGGACCTAGCGGACAAGGCGCGTGGTGCGGGCGATGCGCTCGCTGGCGCCATCCACCGCATGGCGAGTGGCCGTGCGGCGTTCAACGGCGTCATTCAAGGCGCAGCGAAAAAGTTTGGGTTGGACCCTGAGATTCTGGCGGGCGTGTTGAACACCGAAAGCCATTTCAATCCGAACGCGGTCAACCCACGCACTGGGGCCGCTGGTATTGCGCAGTTCATGCCCGCCACTGCGGCAGCTCGCGGATTCACCGCGGGGCAGGACCCCGACCGGGACATCTACGAAGCCGCGCGCTATATCGCGGAGCTGCGCCAGCACTTCGTGAAGTCGGGCATGGCGCCGGATGCCGCGATGGACAATGCGCTGATGGCCTACAACAGCGGCGAGCGCCGCGTACGTACCAGCTCGATGATGACGCCCGGTGGAACGCCCCTGTCCGGCGAGACTCTGGCGTATCCGGGGCAGGTGTACGATTACGCAGAAGGAGCGCGTTCAGGCGGCACGGGCGGCGGGACTTCTAACGTCGATATCGGTGAGGTGAACGTCTATACGCAGGCCACGGATGCTGATGGGATGGCAGATGGCGCGCGCGCCGCGCTCGATCGCAAATTGACGGCCTCCCATGCGGAACAGGGGATGCAGTGATGGCGCTCATTCCGTTCCCCAATGTGCCGAAGCTGCCGGGCGTACCGCAGCTCCACCGCTCGCCCGCATTTCCTGCGGGGCCCCCGCCCGCGCTGGGAGGCGTTATTGCGATCGGTCGATTGCTACAGGCATTCCTTGCGAAGCCGCTGTGGGGGATTTTCTCCGACACGCCGCCGCAGGTGAACACCCCGACTGATGACTTGCCCACGGTGACGGTGCGGTCAAGCTCCACCCCCGTGGTCGTGCCGGACAGCATCCGCGAATTCAACTTCAAGAACGCTTGGGACGTTTCCGACTATCCCGTGCAGCAAGGTAGTTTCGCCAGTTATAACAAAGTCAACAATCCGTTCGAGATTCAGGTACGTCTGACCAAGGGCGGCACGCTTCGTGATCGTACGACGTTCCTGAATCAGATTGCGGCCATTGCCGGCACGACGGATCGCTATAAGATTGTGACGCCGGAGAAGACCTACCTGAGCTGCAACGTGACGCGTTGGGAAGTTGCGCGCCGTGAAGCACAAGGTGCGTACTTCCTCACTGAAGTAGACGTTTTTTTTCGCGAGATTCGATTCGTTACGGCGGAATACACATCAACCGGGGCGAATACGGCTGCAGCAATAGACCCCGCTGCGCTTCCTCCGGTGAACACCGGAGCAGTGCAGTCTCTGGAGTTGCCGTCTAATGTGCGTGCCGCAACTGCCGGACTATAGCCATGTTGCTTATCCCCCTTGCTGCGGTTCCCTCGCAGACCCTTGCGGTGACGCTCTCTGATCAACCCGCACGCATTGCGTTGCGTACGCTGGGAACGTCGCTCTATTTCTCGCTGAGCGTCAATGACGTTCCCATCGTGACCAATCGAATTTGCCGGAACCGTCAGCGTCTACTGATCGACGCAGGGTACCGGGAGTTCGTAGGCGATTTCTCTTTCGTCGACTTGCAAGGCGATACAGACCCCGCGTTCTCGGGTCTCGCATCGCGCTACCAACTGGTGTACTTCGGTGCCGGCGAATAGTTTCACAATCAAACAATTGCGGGTCACGCTGATTCTGGCGGCCACCAACGCAGTATTTCCGGGCACGAACAGTAATCGACTCGTGCTCACAAACATGCGTGTCTCTGCCGAAGTGCAAACCGTTGCGCGTCAGAGCCCCACGGCTCGGATTCGCATCTACGGTATGGGTCAAGCCGACATGGACGCGCTCACTGTCGCGTGGGCGAATTTCCCTGTCGTGCTGAACAACATCGTAACGCTGGAAGCAAATAGTGGCGATGGATGGACGCAGGTGTTCTCGGGCACGATCAAAGAGGCGCAACCGATGTATCGTGGTGCCCCAAACGTGTATTTCCAGCTCGCAGCGGTGATCGGGTATGACCACAAAATCAACCCGGTGGCACCCACGTCGTACGCGGAGACCGTGGATATCGGCACCGTGGCGGGAGACATCGCGGAACGGATGGGGTTCGCGTTTGTGAATGCTGGAGCGGATGCGGTGCTCGCTGGCCCGGCGTACTTCGACGGGACGCTCTATGATCAACTCTACACTGCGTGTGGAGCTGCAAAGGCGGACTTCTACTTTCTGAATGATACGCTGCTGATCACTCCTGCCGGGGCGCCGCGTTCGCGTCTTCCCGCGGTGATCCTCAACCCACAAACGGGATTGCAGGGGTACCCGCAGTACACCGGAGCTGGGCTGGAAGTGGTGGCGCTGTTCAACCCGGCGTTCTCCTGCGGAACTCCCATCGAGCTGGACAGCATCGTCCCCGGTGCGGTGGGGCGCTGGTTCCCCAACGGAATGACCCACACGCTGGAATCTCGGCTCCCGAGCGGTAAGTGGGAGACGACGTTAAATTGCCTCAAGGTGTTGGTCTGATGGGCGTTCCACTTCAAACATCTGCCGATGTTCTCAATGACTATGCGACGCTCAGCTTCGTCGTACGTCAGATGCTATCGCGCATCGCCACGTCGACGCTCGTGCGCGTCGTGGCCTGCACCAATAGCGGAGGTATCTCGCCGTGGGGCACCGTGGATGTACAGCCCCTCATGAACCAGATAGCGGGAGATGATTCGTCGTGGCCCCACCAGACGCTCTATCGCTTGCCGTATTGCCGTCTGCAGGGCGGAGCCAACGCAGTGATTCTCGATCCGGAGCCCGGCGACATTGGTCTCGCGTGCTTTGCGTCACGCGATATCAGTCCGCTGAAACAGCAAGCGGCTATCGATGCGGTGAAGGGCGGCAACCCCGGCGTGAACCCCGGTAGCGCGCGTCAATGCAATATGGCGGACGGCCTCTATGTTGGCGGCGTCCTGAATGGCGTGCCGGCTCAATACGTGGCATTCTCGTCAGGAGGGATTACTGTCCTGTCGCCTACGGCGGTCACGATTCAAGCGCCCACGATCAACCTTAAGGGCGATGTGGTGCAGACTGATGGTGACGTGACGGCGTCGGGCAGCATCACGGCTATTGGCGATGTGGTGGGCAATGGTGTGAGTCTGCACGACCACACGCATAGCGGCGTACAAACCGGTGGCGGCAATACCGGACCCCCGAACCCATGAAGACGTTACTGCTCGACACCGTGGCTTGGGACTTGGTGCTGGACTCGGCAGGCAACATCGCGCTCGCTGATTCACCCTATGCGCGCGCGCAAGATGTCGCCAGTGCGATTCGTCTGTTCCTTGGAGAGTGTTGGTACGATGTCACGCGCGGCATTCCCTATTTCGAGCAGATACTCGGACACGCGCCGCCTCCCGCGATCTTTGAAGAGTACATGACCCGAGCCGCGTTGACCGTGCCGGGCGTTGTGTCGGCTGAATGCATCATCTCGTCTGTCGATAACCGTGTGGTCACCGGCTCTGTAACGTTCAAGAGCGACGACGGGGCAACTGGAACCGTAGGAATTGGAGCATGACGACTAACGTCCCGCCAGTAGAGTTCACGCCGGCCGGGTTGGTGGTTCCGGAAGAGTCCGCCATCCTAGCCGGCGTGCAGACGGATATCGACGCAGCGTTTGGTGGCGGCGTCAATCCGGCGCTCGAAACACCGCAGGGCCAGCTCGCCAGCTCCACGTCCGCCATCGTGGCCGACGCGAATTCAGTCTTTGCTGAGTTCGTCAACCAGATTGACCCGGACACTGCTGATGGTTTCATGCAAGACGCCATCGCGCGCATCTACTTCCTGACGCGCTCTCCGGGGGCGCCCACGGTTGTGCAGTGCCAGTGCGTGGGCCAGTTCAACACGGTAATACCGGTCGGAGCACAGGCGCAGGACACTAGCGGCAACATCTATGCTTGTACGCTTGCCGGTACGATTCCTATCGGCGGAACGATCACGCTGCCGTTCGCGAATCTTGTCAACGGCCCGATTGCCTGTCCCGCGAATACGCTGACGAAGATTTTCAAAACGATCAATGGTTGGGACACGATCAATAACGCCGTAGAAGGTGTGCTGGGTCGTGACGTGGAAACTCGATCGGAATTTGAGGCTCGCCGATCCGCTTCGGTGGCGATCAATGCGCGCGGCTCGCTACAGGCCATTTTCGCGAATGTGTTCGCGGTGCCCGACGTGATCGATGTCTACGCAACGGAAAACGTTCAAAGCGTTCCAATCGTTGTCGGGTCGACCAACTTTCCGATGTCGCCGCACTCGATCCTCGTGTCGGTAATCGGGGGAGACGCTACGGAAATAGCCAACGCTATCTGGCGCAAGAAGGATGTGGGCGCCGACATGAACGGCAACACCACCATTGTGGTGACCGATAGCGAAGGCTATGCGCCACCCTTCCCAACCTACAACATCACGTTCGAGATTCCGGACCCACTCCCGATCAAGTTCGCCGTACAGATTGCGGACAGCCCGAATCTGCCGGCAGACATCGTAACGCTCGTCAAAGACGCCATCATCGCAACGTTCACCGGAGCTGACGGCGGCACGCGCGTGCGCATCGGGGCGTTGCTGCTCGCGTCGAAATTCTACCCCGGTATCATTCGCATAGGTCCGGAGGTGTCGCTGCTCTCGGTGTTGCTCGGCTCTGCGACGCCCACGTTGACACAGCAGCTCATTGGAGTTGATCAGGCGCCCACCGTGGACGCGGGGGACATCTCGGTAACGCTCGTATGATCCGCGTAGACCGCACCATCATCAGCCAGTACGCGCAGGCTCCTACCCTCACGCGGCTTATCCATAACATGGACGAGTACATCGATCCGCGCGTGAAGATGGAGGAATTTTTCGACTTCGTTTGGAGCGTCGATACCGCGCAAGGCTTTGGTCTTGACGACTGGGGCAAGATTGTCGGCGTGTCGCGTCTGCTGCGCATCCCCGGCGCGGACCCGATCGTGGGCTTCGATAATGCCGACGTCCCGCCAGATTGGCAGCCCATGTCACAGGGACGCTTCAGCCGGGGCGATACGACCGGACAGTCATACATTCTGCCGGATGATGGGTACCGCGTTTTGATTCTCACCAAGGCATTGGCCAACATCGTGGCGACCA